TGAATACTTTATTGCCCTTAACTATTACATTGTGCAGGAATTTGGTCCTAATTGGTATGAAAAGCTGGATGTAGTAACTACTACAGACCATTGTAATAAACAAAGGACTGTAAGAGATGCTATACACAAGGCATTCAAACAGTTTATCTATGGTGTGAATCAGCCTGCTGGTAATAGGTCTTATCAGAGTCCATTAAGAAATTTGGTACTTTCAAATAAATTTTGTATCTTTGCAGCATAAAATAATTTATAATTATGGCTGCACACAGAAAAGATTTAGATGATAGTACTATTATTGACTTGTATTTACAAGGTAAGTCCTCAACTGAAATAGCAAAACAGTTTGGGACTTCTCATAGAACAATCTTGTTAAGATTGAAAAAACATACTATAGAGAGAAGAACTCTATCAGAGTCACAATGGAATTTTAAGTCCAAAGAAATTCCTGAAGACTTTAGTAATAAAGAAGTCATGGAAAGATTATATTTGAAAGAAGGTCTTTCAAAGAAAGAGCTTGGTATTAGATATAATTGTGACCCCTGTGTTATTGATAGAGTTCTAAAGAACTTAGGTATTAAAATTAGGAATAATTCAGAAAGCAAGGTAGGTCTAATGACAGGAGATAATCATCCTAATTGGAAGGGTGGAATCTCTACACTATCTCAAAGAATTAGAGAATATTGTAGTGATAACTCTCTGAAAAAGGACATACTTTGCAGAGATGGCAATCAATGTGTTATATGCGGCAGTAAAGATAATCTACATGTACATCATTTGATTCCATTTAAGTCTATTCTTGATAGAATTATTATACAAAATTATCCATTATCGCCAGTAGATGATGCAGATAAATTGTACGAGATTGCTGTTAAAGACAAAGAGCTGAATAATCCTAATAATCTAATAACAGTGTGTTCTATGTGTCACCACAAAATACATGGTCAGTTGTAGGTGGACTATAAACCCCTTGAATTGCTGGAACCCTAAGTCATTAAGATATGGCAATCAGCAGCCAAGACCAATTTATTGGTAAGGTTCAACGACTATTCCTTTATGGAAGTACACTCAAGTGAGTGGAAGCTGGGGGTACTCATTTTTGAGTAATGATATAGTCTGAACTTATAGGAAACTATAAGAAGTTCATAAGAGAACTGCATAGAATTAGCGACTCTATGTGAACATAATGTTACAAATGTGTCATATTACGACCATACATATTTTGATTCACTGTTTGGAGAGTTCTATTATCCTGATGGCACTAAGCCTCAATGGGAAGCAGTAGACTGTCTACAAAGGTTATTTATGAAGTTCTTCAATAAACTAAGAACCAAGCAGATACTTACCTTCCCTGTAGAGACAATGGCTATGGTATATGACCCTAAGACCAATGATATTATAGACAAAGACTATAAAGACTTTACTGCTGAAATGTATGCAGAAGGTCATAGCTTCTTTACCTATATATCAGATAGTGCTGATAGTCTTGCATCATGTTGTAGGTTGAGGAATGAACTTGCAGAGAATACTTTCAATCCAACATCTGGTCTTACAGGTGTAATGACTGGTAGTTGTAATGTTATCACTCTTAATATCAATAGAATTGTTCAAGATTGGTATAGAGAGAATGAAATTCAAGAAATACACACTGAAGGATTAACTGTTACTGCAAGATATGAACCTTGGTTTGATGGTATTGCAAAAAATTCTCTTTCTGAATACCTAATTAAGATTCTAGATAGAGTTTATAAATATCATATTGCATTCAAGACAATGCTCTATGAACTTGAAGATAAGGGAATGTTTGCTGCTTCAAATGGTGGATATATCCATATCAGTAAGCTATATAGTACCATAGGTATCAATGGCTTGAATGAGGCTGCAAGATTCTTAGGTATGACTGTTGGTAACAACAAGGAATATATTGAGTTCCTGCAACTGGTTCTTGGTACTATCAAAGAGCAGAATAAGATACATTCTATCCATGATGCCAATAGACCATTCTTATTCAATTCTGAGGTAGTTCCTGCTGAAGGGTTAGGAGGAAAGAATTATCAATGGGATAAGCAAGACAATTACTGGGTTCCCGAGGATGAGAATCTCTATAACTCGTATTTCTATGATGCCCATGATGATACCTCAGTACTTGATAAGTTTATACTTCATGGAAGGCAGACTTATCAATATACTGATGGGGGCAGTGCAGCTCATATCAATCTTGAAGACCACCTTAGCAAGGAACAGTATCTCAAACTGATAGACTTTGCAATAGCTAATGGAACCAACTACTTCACATTTAATATTCCTAATAGTAAGTGTGATGACTGTGGCTACATTACTAAGCATCCCATCACTGAATGCCCAAAGTGCCATAGTAAGAATATCACTCAATATACAAGAGTGATTGGCTATCTCAGACCTATCAAATCATTTGGTAAAGACAGGCAGATTGAGGCAAGTCATAGAACTTATAGTGATGGAAGGAGTGAGATATGCTAAAGTATGTGGATGCAAAAGTAGTCTTTGCTGAAGTGCCAGATGAAGTAACTCTTGCTATCAACATATCTAATTGTCCATGTCAATGTAAGGGCTGTCATAGCTCTTACTTGGCAGAGGATATTGGTAATCCACTGAATAAGACAGTCCTCAGCAAACTTTTGGAAGATAACAAGGGAATATCTTGTGTGTCTTTCATGGGTGGTGATAGGGACACTATACATATAGTAGCTTTGGCAAGTTGGGTAAAAACTCATACAAACTTAAAGGTTGCATGGTATAGTGGTAGGCAAGAGATTAGTGATATAGTAGCAAGGCAATTAAGGTGGTTTGACTACATTAAACTTGGACCTTATAAGGAGGAGTTTGGTCCACTTAACAGTAGGACTACCAATCAAAGATTTTACAAGGTCAGTGGTAGAGAGTTGGTAGACATAACAAGTAAATTTTGGAAACATGAAACTGAAAATTAAAGTAAAAGTATTGACTGGGGGCTGTATGCCTGTAATTAGTGAGAATGGTGATTGGATAGATTTGAGGTCTGCCATAAATATCACCATCCCTGCACCACAGGCTGATGTCCTTAAAAGAAAAACTATTGAAGGAGAGAGAGTAGGTCATAGGGATGTAGAGATTCCTACCTATTATATTCCTCTTGGAGTTGCAATGCAACTACCACAAGGATTTGAAGCTATTATTGATTCAAGGAGTAGTGGTCCTAAAAAGTTAGGATTATTCATCCCAAATGGTCAAGGTGTAGTGGATAACACATATAATGGCAATGATGACCAGTGGCACTATGTATGTTCTCCTATGAGAGAGACCACTATTGAAGCAGGTGATAGAATCTGTCAATTTAGGATACAGCTTAGTCAGAAAGCTACTATGTGGCAGAAGATTAAATGGCTGCTAAGTTCAGGTATTGAGCTTGTGGAAGTAGATGACTTGGGTGATGATAACAGAGGAGGATTTGGTACTTCTGGCATCAAGTAGTAACTAAAAAAAAAGCATGAAGCATGGTATTAGAAATAATTGGTATTATGCTTGCAGTAATCATCTTATCTATTATCATTAATGGTGTAGAAGATTATTGTAAGCAGAGCAAAAGGGTAAATATGTCTTTCAAAGAGGCTATGGATTTGGTAGAGTTGCCTGTAGTAACATTCCTTAATGGAGATAAGAAACTTAACTTCTTGTTGGACACTGGAAGCAATATCTCTCAAATCAACAGCTCTATTCTTCCTCTTCTTGACCATAAGAAGATAGAAGAAAAAGACATGGATGTGACAGGAATTGAAGGTAATAAGGTAAATACTGAGTTCTGTGAAATGACAATCACTTACAAAGGGCAAGAATTTGTAGGTGATTTCTGTATTCATGACTTGGATGATGCCTTTGCTATTGTCAAGGAGGAGTCTGGTGTACAGATTCATGGTATTCTTGGTAGCCTGTTCTTCCAAAAGTATAAGTATGTCTTTGACTTTGCCTCCTTAATAGCATATAGTAAGAAATAATGGAAGATATTATAAAACTTAGGTCCAGATATGGAGCTGTAAACTATCTCAAGAAGATGCCTAAGCCTGATGGTTCTGATTCCAAAACTTATGTACTTAAAACTGATATACCTACATTAAGAGTAGGTGAGGTTCAAGGAGGAAATAAGTTTATTGACCCATCAGGAGGTCCAATGATTGTGGTAGGCTATGAACTTGAGGAAGCCAAGGCAGTTGTCAAATCTATAGACTTTGTTAAGGGTTATGGATATACTATAACATTTGAATAATGATATATTTTGTTACTGGTCAGAGAGAACTATTTGAGTTTCCTGATGCTAAGTATAAGTGTATCTCTGTAGAGGAGTCTCTTAAAATATTAGAGCCTCTTCGAGTAGTAGGTTTAGATACTGAAACTACAGGTACGGAGATATGGCAAGGTAAATTGCTTACTCTTCAGCTTGGTAACAAGGAAAATCAAGTTGTGATAGACTGCATGACTATTGATGTCAAGCAGTATAAGGATTATCTTGAAAGTGACAGATTATTCATCATTCATAATGCAAAGTTTGATTTAAGATGGCTGTATAAGGAACATATTGTAGTCAGAAATGTCTATGATACTTATTTAGCTGAGAAGATTCTATTTCTTGGATTCCCACCTGGCATTGTATCTTTGTCCTTGCAGGCTTGTTGTGATAGGTATTTACATATCTATCTTGACAAGACTGTCAGAGGACAGATACATGCAGGTATGACAGAAGAGGTTATAGTTTATGCAGCAAATGATGTTGTGCATCTTGAGGATATTATGAACTTGCAGCTTGTTACTATCAATGCAAGAGGTCAGAAAGTGGCACTTGATATTGAGAATGAGTTTGTAAGAGTCCTTGCATATATTGAATATTGTGGCATTAAACTTGACCCTGTTAAGTGGAAGGCTAAGATGGCTAAAGATGCAGAGAGGTTAAGGATTGCTGAGCAGAAACTTAATGATTGGGTAGTAGATTATGTAATGAAAAAGGATGACCCTTCCCTCATTGCAAGAAACTATGATACTCACAAGAAAGGTAAGCCAGCCAAACTTGCAGATAATGTGTATGTGGTAATACCACAACCTTCATTATTCTCTGAGTTTGATACTGGACCTCAATGTATTATTAACTGGAATAGTTCCAAGCAGGTAATCAGATTGTTTGAAGAACTTGGGTTTGACCTATTGGTTAAAGACAAGAAAACAGGCAAGATGAAAAAGTCTGTGGAGTCTAAGTTTATAGAGTTGCAGGCAAGTAAGAGTAGTATTGTTCCTTTATACTTGGAATATTCAGCAGCTTTCAAGGTAGTAACATCTTTTGGTCAAAACTTCCTTGATGCCATTAATCCTGTTACACAAAGAATCCACCCAACATTCAATCAAATGATGGATACAGGTAAGAGATTATTACCATATTTTATCACCAATTACTTGGTTAATTCAAATATTTTTCTTATCTTTGTAGCATGATTAAAATGTTGTATTATGAGAAAGAGATTAGAAGTAAATGACCAAGAAATTATTAGATTGTATAATGAAGGCAAAAGTACCTTCGACATAGAGAAACTGCTTGGAGTAAGTAGAGGAGCTATTAGATACAGGTTAAAATGTAATGGGGTTACATGTAGACCGAAAGCTAAAGTGGAGCTTAATGATATAAAGTCAAAAGAAGGAACTCCTGAATTTGATTATTTCTTAGGCATTTTAGCAACTGATGGCTATATCTACAGAGGAAGAGTAGTTTTGGAGTTTGCAGAAAATAACAAGGATATACTTACTTATTGGAATGAGTTCTTAGGTAATAAGTGTAACATAAATAGTCATATAGATAAGAGGGATAATAAGACATACTATAAGATAAGTTTTATGAATCAGGAAATATGTGATTACTTAGCTACATTTGGAATTACTGAAAGAAAATCATTAACTTTAAAACTGAAGTATATTAATTGGAATGTATTATTAGGTATATTTGATGGTGATGGTAGTCTAACTAAAGATGCGAGATGTTTTAATTTTAGATTTAAGATTGCATCTGGTAGCTTAGATTTTTCTACTCAGCTTGTAGATTTTCTTAGTAAAGAAGATATAAAAGCTTATCTATATAAAATAGATAGTCATATGTATCATATAATGGTAACTAAAAATGCAGATGTATATACAATCTATGATAAAATATACAAAGACTCCTCATATTATCTAAAAAGAAAGTATGATAAATTCTGCCCGCTTGTAGAGAAATTTACAAGAGAGTAACTCCGTAAATTCAGTCAAAGAGAGGGAAAACTATTAGACTGAGCCAAGCCCAGATGGGAAGGTGCAGAGACTATAAACGGAGTACCTAAGTAACAATAGTTGTACATTGTTATATGGTGGAGATATAGTCCAGTGTGGTAACACTGAGATTGAGTTGTGGCTCAGGAGGAAAAGGTAAAGGAGGTAAGACTAAAGATGATGATATTGCAGAGGAGGAAGATGAAAACAAGGACACTTCTACACAAGCAAATGATAAGAGTGTCAATGTTCAGCAGCTTCCAGCCACAGAAGAAACAAGAGCAGCATTTGTACCTGAAAAGGGACATTTGTTAGTAGATTGTGATTATGGAGACCAAGAGGGTCATGTGTTCACTGAATTGTCTAATGATAAGGAGTGGATTGCATTCTACAATGACCCTAACCAAAGAGATGGACACTCCTTTGTAGCCAAGATGTGTTTCCCTAAAGACCTTGATGGGGTTGCAGAGAAGGATGTCAAGAAGGTAAGAAAAGACCTTAGAGATTTGGCTAAGAAGGCAAGGTTCTGTTTCAATTATAATGGTCAAGCTCCTACAATGGCAACTAATTGTAATATTCCTGTGGACTTTGCAACTGAGATTTATAACAACTATTTCAAGAGATTTAATGGTATAGCAAGCTATTTCAAGGTACAAAAGAGAGACATGTGGAATAGAGGCTATATCCTAATCTCAAAGATAACTGGGCTAAGGGCATATATCTATGACTATCCTATACTGAAAGGTATTGAAAGGAGAAAGAATGGTATGGAAGATTTCTGGGATATATACAAAGCTGCAAGAGATAGTGGCAGAGTAATATCTGAGATTCCACCATCTGTCATGCAAGAAATTGCAAAGAAGTTTGCCCAAGGTGCTCCTATTGAAGAAATAGCTGTTAGGTATTCATATAAGGTTAAAAAGGCAGGTAAGGTAGAGGAAAGATTCATTGATATTAACAGGGAGACTGTATATGTGTCAGTGATGAAACACTTATGGAAGAGAAAGAGTGCTTCTGATAATCAGTCATGTAACTATCCTTCTCAAGGTACTGCTGCTGCAATGACTAAGATAGCAGGTATTAGATACTTTAATCATTTGGTTAATGATGGTCTTATATTCAAAGTCCTCATTCCTAATGATGTACATGATGAGTATCTGATAGAACCACCTGAGGAAATTGCAGAGCAGGAAGCTAAGAAGTTAAGTGAGTGTATGGAATATGCAGCAGCAATCTTCTGTAAGAAAGTAACTATCAAAGCTGTACCAGAAATTGCCCCTTGTTGGGTTCATTAATATGGAGACTTGGAAAATAATTGTCTTTGTAGTAATATTGGTATTACTAATGTTAGGTGCATGGTATGCAATAAAGCTGCAATGGAAAGAACTTGAAAAGAGAACCTATGTTTATCCTAAGACAGGTCATAAGTATATGCCACTCTACAGGTGCAGGATGAAGAATCCTGTATCTGGAGAATGGTTTAATGCTTTGATTTATCGAGGGATGGAGAATGGTGAGTTGTATGTCAGGGAGTACAAAGACTTCTTTGACAAGTTTGTAAAACTTTTAGACTGGGAAAATGGAACAAAAGAAAGTGGACAATGTTAATCATCCTCCACATTATACATGGCTTAAAGATAAATGTGGAATTGAGGTGATTGATATAACAAGACACATGGATTTTTGCTTAGGCAATGCTATTAAGTATATACTTAGGGCAGGACATAAGCAGGATGCAAGCCTTACAGATAATCAGAAGGAAATTGAGGATTTGAAGAAGGCTATATGGTATATCAATGACAGGATAAAGCAATTAGGTGGTGAAGTATGACATTTATAATTCATTTCAAAGATGGACATAGAGAAACCTATAATAATAGGTATGATGAGGATGTAGAGCATGAGAGAGATGCAGCTTGGGATGATGTCTATGCTACATTTCCTGATGCAGAGTACATTGAGTCTTTCTAAGTCCATCATAGGGGGGTAGAAAGATGAGTGGGATTAAAGTTAGTGTTAAAACAAAGGCTAAAGAGACTCTGAAACTATCTAACCATCTAAGGTCATATCTTTTTGAACAGGAGTATGGTGAATTAAGTAACTGTACTCCTGCTCAAAAGAAAACCCTTAGAGATGCTTTGTTAGTTTTGAACTCTGTGGTCAGCAAGAGTAAATAATATGACAGAGAAGCAACTGAGATGGCAGAAAAGGAATAGAATACTTTGGAGGTTAAAAGGTATGGCAGGCTTTCCCTTTGAGGAAGGAGTACTTACACCTCTTGAGAATGATAGACTGAATACTGCCTTTGGTATTATTAGAGGAGTAATCCAAGATTCAGTAGAGTCAAGTATTGAATTAGGATTTAATGCTAAAAAGAGGTGCCACTTTTGTGGGAAGCCTGTTGTGGAAGGTAGTGAGTACTGTAAAGAACATAAAGAATATATGGAGGAAAGACAATGCCAAAGATAATTTTATGCCGAGGTATTCAAGGTAGTGGTAAAACTACATGGGCTAAACAATGGGTACTTGAAGACCCTGAACATAGAGTAAGGTTTAACAATGATGACATCAGAAATATGTTAGGTAAGTATTGGGTTCCCAGTAGAGAAGGCTTAGTAAAGGATTTGAAGAGTACTTTCCTATGGAGTTCTATGTCCTATGGTTTTGATATTGTTATTGACAATATGAATCTCAATCCCAAGGAATTAGAGTACTATAATAGAGTGCTTGATGATTGGAACAATCCTGAAGGAATAGTACCTGCTGTGGTTAGACCAAAGTACAGCCTTGAATTTAAGGACTTCTTTACACCTCTTCAAGACTGTATAGAGAGGGACTCAAAGAGACCTAATCCAATAGGGGAAGAGGTTATAAGGAAGACTTATGAGAAGTATAAAGACATTCTGAAAGTATAGTATGAGACAATATACATCAAGAGAGTTTGTGAAAATAGTAGAAAAGAATGGCTTTCAATATAAAAGACATAGTGGAAGTCATGCTATTTATATGGATGTCAATGGCAGACATATGAGTATACCAAAAAATCTTGAATGTGTTATTGCTCATAGATTAATTAAAGAGAATAACTTGGTAACAGACATTAAAAGGAGAAAAAAAAAATAATGGACAATTATAATTATCCTATGGGTGCAGATACTAAAGATGCACCTTGGAATCAGGCTGATAATCCTGAAAGGGAAATTGAGGTCACAGTAAGTGTCACCCTTAGTAAAACTGTAAAGATTAAGGTATCTGACTATGAGATTACTGACTCTGGAAAGGATGAAGATGGTGAATATTTTGAGGATATAGACTACTCAAACTGTGACCTTAAAGGTGCAGTTGAAGAGCAGATTGTATTACCTCAAAAGGCTTGGGATTATATAGCTCCTAAATCAAAGAAGGATGTTAAAGTCATCTCTGATTTGAAGGGCTGGAATGTTGATGACTTTGAAGTGATTGAGGAATACTAAACTTAAAGAAGTATAATGAAAGTATTAAAGATTTATTCAAGAACTTGTGGACCCTGCAAAGTGCTGGAGAGCAATCTCCAACTTGCAGGTATTCCACATGAAAGTATAGATGTTCAATCTGTAGAGGGCTATGATGTTGTAGCCAAGTATGAGGTAAGAACAGTGCCTACTCTCATCTTAGTAGATGATGAGGGAAATGTTGTAAAAAGGCATAGTGGTCTGTTAGGTGTTCAAGAATTAAAAGAGTTCTGCAATGAGTAAAATTATCAGAATGGAAATGGTTACTCTTTGGAAGAGAGCATTAAATGCAGCAAGGAGAACCATAGGCAAAGCACCTTTAGATAAAGAACCCTCTAAATCTTGGGAAGCTAAGATGCTTTTAGCTGAGCATAGTCCTATCAGACTGCTTGAGTATGAGTGGACTTGGGCTGATATTATGCAGTGGGTTACTACACACTTGGTAAGACACCATGAAGGCTGTGAAAAGTTTGTTCATACTCAAAGGGGAGATAGAAGAGCCATCTTAGATGAGTATAATGTATCTTCGAGGAATGAGCTGCCCCAAGGTGCAACAAATGATATGGATATGACAGCCAATGCTCAGGCTTTGATAAGTATATCAAGAAAGAGACTATGTAATTGTGCATCTAAGGAAACAAGAGAGGCTTGGAAACAGGTACAAGATGCTATTAGGGAGGTAGACCCAGTAATGGCAGATAAGATGGTTCCAGAATGTATCTATAGAGGATTCTGTCCTGAATTTATGAATCCTTGTGGCTATGCAAATACAGAGAAGTATCAGCAGGACTTGAAGAGATACAGAAGCACTGACTATGATGAAAGTGGACATTTGATAAGTAATAACTAAAAAAAAAGTATGGCTTTTGGTACGAAGAAATCAGTTGTAGCTACACCTTCTTTCAGTGAAAGAATGGCAAGCATTAAGTCTATGTTTAAGACTGCACATGAGAATGCAAGTAATCTCCATGCAGAAATGGAGTCAGAGATTGCAAAGAAGGAATCTCAAATTGCTGCATTGCAGGAAGACATCAAAACTATTGGTGTTACTAAGCAGGAGGCTGAAACATTTATGTCTAATATAGAAAAGCTTATTTAATATGATTGAGCAAATAAATCAGTTAAAACAAGGTTCCATTATTAGTGAGAGTTCTCACTATATTGTGAACAGAGTATCAGGCTCTAATGCTTGGCTTACTCATTTTGAGAGTGGTGAAGAGGTTCAGATTGGTATGAGCTATTTGAAGAACTATACTAATTCTGCTGACCTGTTTGAGACTACAGTAAAAGTAACTAAGGAAGATAAGAAGGATGGTACTCTCGGTATTAGAAGTATTTGGGAGAACATTCATTCTGGTCAAGTATTTACTGTATGCTTCAAGAAGCAGGATAAGCCTAAGAGTAAGAGGAAGTTACAGGAAGAGATTGATGCTATTGTAGAGCAGTTCTCAAATAGTATTGACACAGTTAAGAACAATAAGAAAGGTGTTGCAAATGCAGCAAAGAATCTTATTACTGAGCTGGTTAATAACCCTGTACTTCCTTATGAGGAAGGTGAAGATAGAGTTCTTAGAGGCTATAAGATTCAATTTGAATCAAGAGATGGCAGATATAACTGCATTGATATGGACATACAACAAACAGATAAAGAGTCTGGAGTTAGACCTGTCAATATCAACACCATCAAATATTTAATCTTTGGTGGTGTCAAATATGTAGTTGAATAGTTTCCATAAGGGAGAGTAAGTTAAATACTTATTCTCCCTTTAGTTTTTTGAATAAAAGCTTGTGTATTACAATTAAATTCCTTACCTTTGCACAAATAATACTTTTAATTATATGAGTTGTTTAATTATAACACCAGAAATTAGAGAATTAGCTAAGAAGTTTCCTAATGAAATAAAGCAATCAATACTTAACTTGGTTGGACTGTGGCAGGAAAAGAATAATAAGTCTATTGAGGATATTCCATCAGGTAGTGAACTCAATGATTTTATTAAGGAGTTGAGAAGTCCCAAAGTAGTCTCTAAAAGAGTAGAGGTTTTTTCTGGCAATTGGACCAGACAAGATGTGGCTAATCAAACAAGTAAAGTATTCTTATTTGGTGATAATACTAATGACAGAGTAAATACTCACTATGTGCCTACTATGACCCAAGCAGTTATTAGAGGTCTTGATAATGCCATTGGTATTGATACTAAGAAGAATAGAGGAACCTCAGAAGATTCTTACTTTACTGATGAAGATTTTGATACCTTCAAGTCTCAAGTAGATGAGGCTATTCAGAAAGCTATAGATAGTGGCAAAACTATTGTTATCCCTGAAGGTGGAATAGGTACAGGTAAAGCTCAATTAAAGGAGAGAGCACCCAAGCTCTTTTCTTACCTTCAAGACAAATTAAATGCACTTAGAGAAAGTGCAGGGACTACAGATGCACTTAGCAGTTCTTTTGATACTCCAAGGGTTACTTCTGTTGAAGAGCAGCAGAAGGTGGACTTACTCTTTGACCCAAGAACAAGAAGAGATAGAGTGACACTTATTGCAAGATTCTTCAGTAATGAAGTTGATAATGCCTTGCAGGAAATGACTGATTCTTTGAAGAGAAGAATTGATGATGCCAGTGGTGTGGAGAAGGAAGAGTTACAGGCTGAGCTTAATAGCTTGGATAGATTCTCTGCTATAAAGAAGTACACTCCTGCTGGTATATTCAAGAGAGTAGCTAACATCTTCAATTCTTATGTACAAGATACAGAAGAGGGCAGAATACAGCAAGAACTTAATGCAATCAATTCTATGAGAGGTGCAGATAAGTTCTCTGATGAGCAGAAATTAGAAGCTGCCAAGAAGAAAGCTGCTTATAAGAATCAGGAGTATAAGAAGATAGTTGATGACCCTTATGTCTATAAGGCTCTTGCTGAAGAAGCAAGTACTTTACTTGTAATGACTGAGGGTATTAGGATAGACCCTAACTACATTGCACCTGCTGATGCAAACCTCAATGATGATGACCCTGATGGTAACAGTGAGGTAGATAATGAAGCAGAGGATTGGAGACAAGAAGAGGCTTATAAGGATGGATGGATGACTAATTTCAGACAGGTAAGTTCACATGAGTCTCTGTCACAAGCTGTAAGAAAAGTAATCAGACAAGTACCTAAACTTGACTATAGAGGCAAGTATGAAAAGGATGATTTAGGTTTCACAAGATACCTTGACGCTGACTATGTTCATGCTACTTTCATTGACAAGTTAAGGAACATGATTAACTCTGATGATATGCTTCCTTTGATGCAGGATTTGCAAAGAATCAAGCCTTGGGTTAAGCAAGTAACCAAGTTACTTCAAGGTGATGAGACTTTGTTCTCTCAATTCTACCAAGACTTCAGAAAGGATTTTATGCCTTACTGGATTCAAAAGAAGAAGATGATGCCTGATGGTACTTTCAAGATGGAAACTATTGCCATTAATAAGCCTGAAGGTGTATATTATCTCCTTGATGCTTGGAGAGATAACTATGAGAATGGAGTACAGCTTGATGATGATAGTGTATATGAGAAGAATGGGGAAATAAACAAGGATAATGCAGCTAAAGGTTTACAATGGACTGAGACATTGAACAATATGTTCCAGAACCTTGATACAGAATCCAGACTTCAACTCTTGGAGAGAGAAGATGTTTGGAATACCATAATGAAGTTACTTCATATGTTAGGTATTGATGCCAATCCTTCTGTATTGAAGACTGCATTAACTGATATAAAGACAGCTCCAGGTATCACATTTACTGACCCAATTATGCTTCTTTTACCACAATTGAATGTTATATTCAGTGGTATTAAGAAAGGTGAAGTCAAGTCTGAGACAAGGGAAGATGGTACTGAGAAGAGAGGAGACCTTATCAATACTTTTGGCTCTGCTTACAATATGATTGCAAGTATGATGGCAGAAGTTACTGAGGATGCTATTGAAAGTAGTGTCAGAGAGAATGATAAGTCTTACTATTCTCATGTTACTCCTAACTACTTAGGTAAACTTATTAAAAATCTCAAGAATGTTATGAATGACAAGGAGAGATTTGAACAGTTTATGCAGACTGAGTTCAAGGATTATGAGTGGTTCTTTAAGGATGGTCATTGGAGAAATGACTGGCTAAGACAGCTTGCAGAGTCTGATGAATTAAGAAGAGGTCTTAACCATAAAGTAGTGTTGAACTCTGACAAAGTAGACTATACCAATTGGGATGATTTGGACTATACTTTGGCTCTTCTTACAGAGTATTGGGGAGACCCTGACTCTGCAAAGTCAAGTATAAAGTATGCTTGGTATCATGTTCCTATTCTCTCAGATAGCCCTTCTGCTGAGTTTATCAGATTCAGAAAGTACACAACAGGTGATGTACTTGATGAAAATGGTAAGAAGAGAACCTATGATGATGTCATTCTTGACAAGTTAGTAGACTTGGTTAATCAAGAGTATGACAGAATCATGCTGGTTAGGGAAAGAGATGAGGCTTACCAGAGTGGAGATAAGAGTGTAGAACCTATTGCCAACTATGATATTGTCAGAAAGAAAGATGGGAGTATAAAGAGTATGGGAGGTGCAGAATTTAAGTTCCTTCCTGCACTTAACAACCTCAGATATGACAATGGAGAGACATTCATTGATAGGCTAAGCAGACTTAAATCCAAGGGTACTGGTGCTGAACTTAGGAACTTTCTAAGAACTACTCTTAATGACATGATGGAAGATGGTTTTGAACAGACCTATAGAGATTGGATGAGGGTAGGACTTTTGGATGAGCTTCCTAATGGTAAGTACAAGTATCTTCCTTTTGAAGGTCAGTCCAAGCAGAATGCAATAACTGCAAAGGCACTTATCAAGGCTAAAGATGCCTTAGGTTCATTATGGAATACCAATATGGAACTGATGCTTAGAGCCTATAACAATAATAGTGCTTTTGATAGTAGGGAAGCCAATAACCTGATGGAGCAGATTAAGAATTTGCTGACAGATAAGGCAACAAGAGGTGAGATGGAATTGAAAGATGCTCAGTCAATCTCAAGAAGCCTATTTGTTAAGAACAATGCTAAGGATGCACTTAGGGAATACTATTGGAACAGTAAGTTAGCTACTTCACAAATTATCCAGCTTACTACTACTGACCTTGCCTTCTATAAAAACCTTGAGGACTTTCAGAAGAGATATAAGGAGGTTCATGCTCCTGCCCTTAGACTGAATACTAAGGCTACTTATAAAGGTGAGAGAATTGGTAGGGATTGGGAAAGAACCATCTACTTGAAGGATGATGAGATAGTATCTTCTGTACTTGAAGACATCAAGACTGTACTTGATGAAAGGGTTAGAAGGAATGAAATGACCAAGATAGACAGAGATAATATCATCAGCAAGTTTAGAAATGTGAATGTAGCAGATGCTCAGGCATATAGAAGTTTGAGTTCCTATAGGGCAATACTTGGTATGTCAGGTCAGTGGACAGATGATATGGAGCAAGCATATAACAACTTCAAGAATGGAGATTGGAATATTAAAGACTTCAATATCATTTGGCAGACTAAGAAGCCTTATGTTTATACACAGGTAAATAAGGTAGCAGGCTATCACAAGAAGCAAGTTCCTCTTGTAGATGAGAGAACAGGTACTCAAGTGGTAGATGAGAATGGCAACCCAAGATTTACTGAGGTAGATGATATGGATAATCCTATCTATCAGAAAGTACCTGTACAGCATAAGAACTCAGAGTTCCTATTACTTGCTATGCACGAACTAATTGCTGGTCCTTTAGGAAGGTCAGGCAAGCTGAAAGCCATAAATAAGTTTATGGAAGATAATCAGATTGATGTAGTTCAGTTTGAATCTACTACTAAGGTTGGAAAACAAGGTGTAATAGATTTGAATGATGTTAATACAGAGGCTGATGTAATTCAAAGACTTAAAGATACCACAGGTATTGGATTTGGTAATGAGAATCCTAATGTAGTACATAAGGTGTCTTATGAAGATTATGGTATTCAGATTGCAACTCCTGAACATGCTATTGATGCTGTTCAGTTGGTAGGTACTCAGATTAGAAAGCTAATTACTGCTGACATCTCTGATGACACAATCATTGAGGTTAATGGTAAGAAGATGACTAAGAAAGAGTGGCTTGACCTGTATAATGCCATCAATACTGAGAATATTCTTCAAGCATTTGCTGATGTAGATAAGATATTCAAAGACCCAAAGAAGGTAGAAGAAATCTTACTTGAAGAGATAAGAGGTAATCAAAGATATGGTATGGATATGATGAGGGCTTGTACTCTTGATGAGAACAATAACTTCAATATACCTCTCTTTGACCCTGTGCAATCTCAAAGAGTACAGACACTTCTTAATAGTGTAATCAAGAGTAGAATCACTAAACAGAAGATTAGAGGTGGAGCTTTAATTCAGGTATCTGATTATGGCTTGACTGATGAACTTCATGTAGTGTTTGAAGGTGAAGGTGCTAACAAGAGGATTAAGTATCTTGAGTGCTATATGCCTGCATATAGTAGAGAGTTCTATGAGCCTCTTATGGACCCGAATACTCACCAGCTTGATGTAACTAAACTTCCTGAGGATTTGAGAAAGTTGATTGGATATAGAGTTCCAACAGAGGATAAATATTCAATGGCTCCTCTGTATATTAAGGGATTCCTTCCTCAACAGAATGGTTCTGCAATCATGCTTCCTGCTGAGATTACTACTCTATCAGGTTCTGACTTTGATGTGGATAAGATGTATATCATGTTGCCAGAGTTTAGAATACTGGATAGGTATAGAATCAAGGATGCTTGGGATGACTTCTATACTGACCCAGCTAATGCTGACATTGTAGAAGAAATTGATAGGAACATAGGAATTGCTTTTGAAGACTATCAAAGAAAACACCCTGAGGATGAGCTTGATATAGATGATTATATTGAGTTTGTTCAAGACCAAGGTGTCAGAAAGTACCAGTTCTCTGAAACTGCAAGGGACAGATTCAAGGAGTGGTTCAAGTCAAGAAAAAAGCAATACTCTCTGGGTAAGGGTAAGATTGTAAAGGTAAAGTATGACTTCAATAAGTCTCCACAGGAGAACAGTCTTGAGGCAAGAAATAACTTGCTGATAGATATGATGTATGGAGTCTTGACTAATGCAGATACAGCTTCAAAGATTCTTAACCCAGGTGGTTTTGACTATCAGAAGAAGTCTGCAAGAATAATGACTATTCTCAATGATTCTTATGAGAGTGACTTGGCTCAAGCATTAAAGGATATGGGTATAGAACTTAATAAGACTGTACAGAAAGGTGGAAAGTCTTATCCTAAGTCTATTGCTTCATACCTATTTGACTTAGACCTTGATACTCTTGATAAGTTGGCAGAGAAAACAAAGGTCAAGATGGACCCATTATCACCAAGAACTCAAGTAATGCTGCATCAACAGAACATGACTGGTGCTAAGTTGATTGGTATTTATGCTAACCATAATGCAAATCATGCTTTAATGCAACATACTCAGTTAGCTTTGGATGAAGAAAATGGCTCATTTGTATTGAATGGAAAGAGACTTACATCTTTACATGATATTATGAATGGTGACAAGGAATTTATCTCAAAGAATAATGCTGGATTCTTGGCTGCTTCTGTGGATAATGTTAAAGACCCTGTGCTTGCAGCACTTAATCAGAATACTTTCACTGCTGATGCTTCTATGCTTCTTTCAAGATTAGGCTATAATCCTATTGAGATAGGTCTGCTAATGATGCAGCCTATAGTTCAAGAGATTACTCAGACCTATTTTAGAGAGAGTAGAGAAGGTAAAGGTAAAGATACCATCATTGATGAAGTACTGGATAAGTATAAGGAGAAGGCTGCTCTTAATAATGACTTGACTTATGATAACTACAAGAATAATAGCTTCTACATTGAAGAGCTTGCAGATAACATAATGCTTGCTAAGGAAGCTGTTACTGACAGGTCTCAGACTTCTGATTTCAGAAAGATTGAGTTCTATCAGAAACAAGTTGCAGTTGGATATTTGTTCAAGAGAATTATGAACTCTGCTGATGCTTTGGGACAGTTAGTACAGGCTACAAGGTCTGATACTCAAGGAGGTGCTGCTGGTCCTACTATTGCAGATACAGAGTTGAAGATGCAGAAAGTGAAAGACCTGTTAGACCAAATAGAGAATAATGACAAGTTCCCATTGAAGAATGCCAATGTAATACTTGATGGTCTGTTATCAGACAATCCTGACACTGACACTCTAAGAGAAAGACTATTGTCAGCTCCTCTTCCTTTCTTACAGGCTTTCTATACTCTTGGCTTACAGAAAACAGAGGATTTCTTCAAATCCTATTTTCCTCAATTTACTGAATCATTCAGAACTGTAATTGATGACCTTAGAGACATGACTAAGACTGGTAAGTTAAATGTAAAGACTATGAATAGTATTTATAATGACTTGCTTGCCTATATCATGTCAAAGAATGGATTCTTTGGTTCTAAATTGATTGTAAACCCAGACTCAGAAGTAGGTGATATTATTGTGACTTCCTCTGATAAGAGAAAGGATTTCATCAATAACTTCCCTGAATACTTCAAGAGAGTGGTTACAGATAATGAGGATATAGCTGACCTTGAATTTATTAAGAGACTCAAGGTAATTAGGGCAAATGACAATAATCCTGTGGACACAGTAGTGTTTAAGAATGTAGGTCAGCTAAGTCCTACTTTGAGAGAAAGATATATGAGAGATTGGGCATCTCTATTATATATGAGTAACCCAGAAGCTCAGAAACTTGCTCTTAACCTATTCAGATATAGCTATTATAGAAATGGCTTTGCATTTGGACCTTCAACCTTCATCCATTTGGCACCTGTGGCAGTGAGAAATGCTATCCCAGAGTACATAAGTACATTGAGAACTCTCTTGTCATCAAGTGATGATTATAGTCAATTTGTAGACCAATATGTCTATAACCACTTGGATAACAGAAAGTTGGTTCCTGAAATCCCTGACACAGCCTCTGTCCAGTTCATAGGAGAGGATAATGAAGTTAAGGATGAAGTTGCATTTGTGATTGATGATAATGCTACCTTTGGAGATAAGAAAGTTATCAAGAAAAGGATAGATACTCCTGATGGTCCTGCTTATGACTTCTTTAAGTATATAGGTAGAAGAATCAGAGGAAGTTATGTCTATTACAAACTGACTTCATTAGGTACTGAACAAACTAATGTTGCAACCTATGAAAGGATTGAACCATTAGGTTTCAGAAACAGCTTTATTGAATATGAATATGGTAAGGATGTGGAAGAGATGGAAACTGTAATTGATAAGAACAGGAAAGATTATGACCCTTATGCAGATACATTGTCAAGGTTTGACCTTGGAGATGCTGAGGTTGATTATGATTCTATGCCTGACTATCAAGATATGCCTCAAGAGTATTGGGATTCTATTCCAGAGGTAGATACTAATGCTTTCCAACAGGTATATGGTACTCCTCTTGATACTTCTGCTCCAAAGGCTGATGATGTAACAGCTATTCAGCCTAACACAGAGTATAAGGATGAGGATGGTGATAGTATTTGTGGTGCTCCAACATTATATAGTTTATAAGATATGGCAAGAAGTTGTGCAATTATTCCAAAGGTGAAGAATAGAAATGGTCAGGTAGTGGACAGCAAGTTATTTAAGGACTTGCTGTCCTTCACTTCAAACAATAGAAGTGAGGCTACAAGACTATATCTTATTACAAAAGCTGACTCTTTTATAAGAGATTGGAATCCAAGGCTAACATTAGATGAAAACAATGAACCTACATTGAGGAGTTTGCTAAAGCAGACTAATCTCAGTAAAGTCATTCCAGAAACTAAGGTACTTGAGAGACTTAATAGGGAGATTGGGTACTATAAGAAAGGAATGGACAGACCAGCCCTATGGGTAAACAATGATGAGAATTATCAAAAGTTGAAACAAAGGGCTATAGCCTTTAATCAGAACTCAGAGTATAGGGATGATTATGTGGCTAATATAGTTAAGATTCAAGACAGTGAATCTCCAAGGGTATTCATTGGAGTAAAGGTTGAGAAAAGAAACAGGCTTAACTCTATTAATGCAGATAAGATGGAATACAATGAAAACCTTAATAACAGGTTGAGAGGTATTCTTGAGTCTCATGGAATAGGGATAGGTGCTTTGACTGACCTTGAAAAGAGAATGGGTATTCATGGTGTGACTGACTTTGATGTTGCAAGAAATGCAGCAAATGGTCTTGTTGAAATGATTAGGCTTGCTAATGGTATTCAAGGTGAAAGAGCACTTCCTGAGGAATTTGCACACTTTGCCATTGAAGCTATGGGGGATAATCCACTTATCACAAGACTTATCAATAATATATCTTCCAATGGGCTGGCAAGAGAAATTATAGGTGAGGACTATGATACCTATGATACTTTATATCATAGTGATGAGACTAAGTTGGCAAAAGAAGCTGCGGGTAAACTACTTGCAAAGCATCTTCTTCAAGGTGAGAATATCCCATCTGCTCCTTATAAGAATCTACTGCAAAGAGTAATCCAAGCAGTTAAGAGTTTCTTTAAGAATATTAGTGCAAGTCCTATACAAAGAGCCATGAAAGAGGCTGACAAGAACTTTGGTTCTTTAGCGCAGCAAATACTTAATGGCAGCATGGATGAGGCTATTGATGTTAGCAATATAGCTTCAAGTGGGGTATTTTACAGTACCTCAGAGAGAGTGGCAAGAGATAAGAAGTTACTTCAAGGAATCATTGAGAATGAGTTGAAGAGATTGAAGATTTATGAAAAGAGAAATCCTAATAGCCAGTTTAGTGCTAATCAAAGGTTACTCATTGATAGATTGGATATTGAATTAGCTGATAACAATGAGATTGAGGGTATTTATACTTTTGTAGAGAATGCTCTTGAAGAATTGACTAAGGTAAGTGACAGACTTACTATGCTACAGAATACTCCTGCTACTAATGTTAATGAAAGAGCCAGAGTACTAAGAGATGTCAGAAACTACTTGTATAGTTACAAGCATATTACTGATGATATTAGGAAGGCTCTTATTGATGAAGAGAAGTATGCAGACAATAGATATGGTCAGAGAGTAAGGGTAGTATTGGATAATACAACTACATTACTTGGAGACTTGTTTGTCAGATACAACAATGTAGCAATGCCTCTCTTTGTTGATTTTATTAAACCTTTTGTAGGAGAGAGTATAACTGTTCCTTTTGGCAAGTTCAAAGGCAAGACTATGACTGCTGAAGACTTGGTTAAGGTAGCTGACAAGGACATATCTTTCTTTGATAGGTGGCTTGATTCTATGGCTGATTCTTCAGATTATATGCTGAAAGTTATGGACCAAGCTGTCAAGAAGAGTAAAGAAAATGCAAGGTTGGAGACTATCAATGTTATGAAGGAGCTTCAAGCTGCTACCATTAAGTTAGAGCAAGCTGGAGTTAAGAGCACTGATTGGATGTTTGAAAGAGACAGTAAAGGCAATCTTACAGGTAATTATATCTCTGAGATTAATCAAGGTCTATTCAAAGAGAAAGTCAGGGAAATGTTCAAGTCTCTTAATGAAAAGTATGGTAAGAATCCTGTAGGAGATAATGCAGAGAAGTACAGAAAAGAGAGACAAGCTTGGTTTGATGCTAATATGGAAGTAGTCAATGGAAAGAAGCAACCTAAAGTATCAATCTATGGCAATAAGGCTTATCAGAACTTGAATCCTGCCCAGAAAGAATACTACAACAAGGTTATGGAGATAAAAGCCAAGCTGGATTCATACCTTCCTGACAAGTACACTACCTTAACTAATGCAGTTAAAATCAGAAAGGATTTACTTGAAAGAGTAAAGGCATCTGATGGTGTAAAGTCAGGTAGTACACAAGTATGGGAAGCTGTCAAAGACCAATTTATTAGAAGGACAGATGACACTGAGTTTGGAGATAGGGCTACAGTAAAGGACTTTGAAGGTAAAGAGGTACAAGTACTTCCTATCTACTATACCAAGATGAAAGAGGGTGAAAGCCCTAATGACTTATCTACTGATATAGTATCTACCCTTACAGCCTATGCAGCTATGGCTAATGACTTCAATGAAATGAATAAAGTAATTGATGTTCTTGAGCTTGGTAGGGATATGCTAAAGGAGAGGGAGATTATACAGACAAGAGGTGGTAAACCATTGGTTGAGAAGTTTAAGTCTGTAGGTAGGAGAGTAGAATCTACTCTCACTAAGTCTGGTGATGAAACAAGATTTATGCAGAGACTAAATGACTTCTTTGAGATGCAGGTCTATGGTAGATACATGGCTGATGAAGGCACATTTGGTAATACTAAAATTGATAAGGGAAAGGTGGCTAACTTTGTTAATAGGATGACTTCTCTTAATACATTAGCTGTCAATGTACTATCAGGTATTTCCAATGTGGCTACTGGTGGAGTTATGATGAGGATTGAATCTTTCTCTGGAGAGTTCTTTAATGAATCTAATACTCTAAGGGCTGATAGAAACTATGGTCAAGCATTACCTGAATTTCTTGCAGAGATTGGTAATAGAGTCAAGACAAGTAAACTTGCTTTGTGGGATGAATTATTCAATGTAATGCAGGAATATGAGACTGATGTTAAGGAAGTAAACTTTGACAGAAAGACTTGGTTCAGTAGAATGTTTGGTACTTCTGCTTTATTCCTTATGAATAATGCTGGTGAGCATTGGATGCAGAATAGAACCTCATTAGCACTTGCAGATGCTTATAAAATGAAAGCTCCTGATGGTAAAATAGTGTCTCTATGGGATGCTATGGAAGTGGTTCCTATTGATAAGAATAACAAGAAATTAGGTGCTAAGTTACAGCTAAAGCAAGGTTATACTAAGGAAGATGGCTCTGCATTTACAAGAGATGATATTATAGCATTCAGTAGGAAATCTGCTGCTATAAATCAGAGAATGCACGGTATTTATAATAAGGCTGATAGAAGTGCAGTACAGAGATTAGCCATTGGTAGAATGGGTGTTATGTTTAGGAAATGGGTGAAACCCTCACTTAATAGGAGGTTCAAATCAGCATCCTACAATATGGATTTACAGGCTTGGACTGAAGGTTACTATAATACCACAGGTAGGTTCTTGATGCAGCTTGCTAAGGAATTGAAAGAAGGTCAGTTTGCATTAGCTGCAAATTGGAACCAACTTTCCAAGACTGAGAAAGCAAATATCAAAAGAGCTGCAACTGAGGTAGGGCACTTCTTGGCAGTAGCACTTGTACTTGGTCTTATGGATTGGTCAGATGACAAGGATAGACCTTGGTTGGCTAAGATGGCAGAATATCAGGCAAGAAGATTATACACTGAATTAGGTTCATTGATTCCTGGACCTCAGATGGTTGGAGAAGGATTGAAGATTATAAAGTCTCCTGCTGCTGGCATTAATACTCTTGAGAATACTCTTGATTTAATTGGACTTATGAATCCATTTAATTATGAAGTATTTGCTGGAGAAGATGCTTTGATACAGTCAGGAAGATATAAAGGAGAGTCTAAGGCAACAAGACTATTCTTTGAATCTCCACTTATTCCAATGAACAAGACCATTTATAGAGGTTTACATCCTGAGGAAGGTATTCCATTCTTTAAGCAATAAAGTTAATTGTTAATAATAATAGAAAGGGGAGTGAGTAGATTAAGTTCTACTCCTCCCCTTATTTTTTTTTATTTACTACAAAATAAAAGGGAAGTAACATTTCTGTTACTTCCCTAATAAAAAATTTCATCCTACTGACTAAAAGGCTATACACTTAATGGCTTGGTCTCTCTCCTCTTGAGATATATTGTTCCATTGCTCTTCAGTCCATCCTTTTTTAACAAGAGTTTTCCATACTTCTTTGGGCAAATCTTTGAATTTATTAGGTCCATAATCTCTGCCAGTACTATCTTGTCCTGCTATATAGTTCACTTGTTTTGGGTCAAATACCACATATATATCCCCATACATCATATTATCATAAAGGCCTTTGAATATTACTGAATCATATCCATTATCAAGGGCATATTGTATGGCTTCCTGCATAGAATTATGTTTGGCATCTTGATTATATTTACCAGCAGTTAAACTTTCTACTATGTAAGGATTTTCCATCACAACATCATATTGGTTTTTATACTTCCTTTGAGATAAGAAAGATTGGGATTCAGGTGCTCTATCTGCAAAGAATATAGCTCTTGGTGAGCCTCCATGCTGAGCAAAATACCCCTCTGGCATTTCTTTATTAAATCTGTATATTATCTCATCAGATGTATGCCACAACCTTTTCCCTCTTAATCTACCTTCTTGACTTAGATATACTGGGTCTTTAGCATATTTACCTTCATTAATTCTCTGATAATAACTTATAAGAGAGGGTCTAAAGTTATTCCAGTTAGTAACCTTGGTAAGGAGTTCCTTGAAGAAATCAAGTATTCTCTTGCCTAAGCCTCTATTCTGTCTTGTCATTACATACTCTCTGAATCCTTCTGCCATGTCTTCCTCTAATGAGAGGTTATCTTTTTCACCATATAACTTCTTTGCTTCATCATATAGTGCCTGTCTCTCATTATTGTCAAGAAGGAGATTAAATACAGCATGGAATGCTTCATGGTATGCAGTACCTTCAGCAGCTATGTCAGATAATGTAATTACACCTTTGTCAAACTGACCCCAAGCTAAAGGACCATTACCTGCAACCTTGATAAGACCTTTTACTACCTTAACTCTATCACCTTCACTTAACTGAGGAAGTACTCTTCTTAACCAGTTAAGTTCTTGCTCCTGATTCCATACAGGAGCTTCTGTAGTAGTTACTCTTCTCAAAGTAAATTCATCTTCAAACTCATCATCATGCTCCATTATAGCTTGCTCTTTCTGAGCAGTATATGCAGCACCTGTTTGAGTAGTACTTTGATTAATAGTAGTAGGAGTCTCTAAAGTTTCATTTCCATTATTAAGTAGGTAGAAAGCATAAGATAAGCTTTCTTTTGCTCTTTTTCTAAATAGAGAAAGAAATGCTTCAGGTCCTCTTAAAGCTTCATCCTGTGAAAGTAGTCCAGCAGTTTCTTTAGCCCTCTTATTTCTCTCTTCTTTAGCAGCCTCTATCTTACTTAGATTTGATTTAATATCATTAATATACCAATTTATATCCTTAGGATTTCTATTAGTATCATTTGGAAAATCATCTTTCTTTCCACTTAATACCTCAGTTCTTATCCTATCAGCGGTTTGTTTATTAAGATTATAAAATTTATCTCCTTCCTTTGGTAAAGGAATTAATGTATCAAGAAGTGATAACAATGTATCTCTTACAGAAGAACTACCACTGACTTGAGCAGTACTGACTGTAGGAGTAGACTCAGGGTTAAATAAGACAGTCTTTTCACTGGACATATCCTTAACCTTTTGTGGATTACCCTCAAGCATCTTTCTAACAGCCTGCTCTACTTGTGATTGGGAGTATCCCCCCTGTACAGGATTATTCTTTAATGCTAAAAATGTCTTGCCATTAGGGAATACTGCATAGAAGCTGTTTGAAGCTACATGAGCTGCTTCTCCCTGTCTACCAAATCCCTTTGTAATATTAGGAACCTTAGTTACATGAACTTCAACCCCATCAATTACAGTTAGTGGTGTAACATATCCCTTGTGTAATTTACCATCCAACTCAAAGTAACCTACTCCCTCATCAGCATTATTCATACTGTGTTCAGGTGTTAAATCCTCAATAGGATTTTGTGTCTCTAATGAGGTTTCAAAAATAGGCAATACTGTCTGAGCCTGTGCTGGAGTGGCAGGAGTTTCTGTAGATTTATCTACCTTAACTGCACCTGCTAAAGGTACATTAACAGCAGGATTGTATGCAATAGGAATACCTTTTTCACTCTGTACTGCTGATACATTCTCCTTATCATAACTCAGTACAAATGGCATTATAGCTAACTTAGTAACTGGTACACCATACTGAGATTCAAATAAGTTCTTGTAAGCAGAAAGTTGTAAAGTATAGTAATCCTTTGCACTCATTCTCTGAGTAGCAGATGGAGTAGTAAAGTAATTAACCTTATGACCATATCTGTCTGTAAAGTCATAGAAGCTGTATCTACTTGTCTTTACATCATAGATTCTAAAGTTACCATCCTTATCAACAGAAAGAATATCAACCTCACCTGCAACTCTTGTGCCATCAGGATACTTTTGGAATAATACAATATTGTCAGCAAGGAACCTTTCTCCCATTTGCTCCATATTTGATTTAACCCTGTTAAGAGTAGTAATTAAATCTATGAAAGCATTCTCTGACATATTAGATGGCTTTACTATCTTAGATACATCCCTTACAGTAAAGTACTGCCTGATAATACTATCTACTGCTGAGCCAGCATCAAGTGCTCTTTGTGAATTAGTACCAGACATCTTGTCTCTTACTATATTCACAATAGTATCTCTACTCTTGGCATCAGTCTTACCTCTGTAGGCAGTCAAGTCTACCTTAAACTTGTTCTCCAAGTATTTCAGGTAATTCTCATACTGAGTAGGATTATCTACAAACTTGCTAAGATTAAGTCTTGCTAATTCAAGAGCCTTTGTCTGCTTGTCAGATTCTACCCAATTAGAACCTAATCTACTATGCACTCTACTATATTGGTGATATTCACCATCATCTTCAAGTACATAGTAAAACTCACCATCAGTTCTTGTTTTATCTACCCTCTTTTGGTTCTCATATATTTCACTGATAACCTCCTTAGACTTGGCAACTCTATCTTCTCTTTCTTTCTTCCTACCTGCAATAGTATCCTTAACATCTTGTGCCTCTTGACCACTGAGATATGTCTGCTTGCTTCTATCAAGTACTTTACCATCAGGAGTAAGAACCTTGTTATCTACCATCATTGAAGAGTTAGTAGAATCCCCGAAGTTATCTTGTGCCCAAGCTAAGTCAAACAATATTCTATTACTGTCAGTAACTTCTACAGTCCTGCCTTGGTCATCTCTGATAGTGTTTGTCTTTAAGTCTACATAGTATGGCTTATTTGAGAATACAGATACTATTCTTGTGCCTGCAATAGCACCCTCAGTGCCACCTACAGGAGTTTCTACTTTCCTCTTAGGCTGAGGAGCTACAGAAGCTGGACTTATAGCTTGGTGCAGATTACCTTCATTATCAAAGTAATCAGTTGTAAACCAATTACTTCTTACTGAAGCCTCAGTAATATTTGAAGTAAGGATATTAGAGTTTATTAATCTGTTGTTGTATGCACCCTCATTTATTCTTCTTGTGCTGACCTGTAAAGGAAGATTAAACTTAATAAGGTGTCCAAGTATTTCATTGTATATATCCTCAGGATTCTTAGGAGTACCTAATGCACTTGTATCTCCCAAATCTTCAAGAGCAGTTGCATCAAAGTTTATACCTCCAATCTCTGCACTCTTGCTACTTGTAGAGAAATATACATCATACTTATCCTCCTTAATTTGTTCCTTTCCATTAATGATTACCTTCTCATAAGTACCATCTGGTTTTCTTACCTTCTTACTGATAACAATACCATCACCTGCTCTACTACTAAACCAAGTAACCATAATATCCTGCATATACAAGTCTTGTGCTAAGTCTTGCATAGCAGCAGATACATCATCCTGTGATGTAGCAGTTGATAACTTAGTAATGGCATTCTTTATATCTTCTCCAACAGGAGTAGAACTTACTGAACTGTCATTTAGGTTGAACTCCTCATTATTGAAGTGCTTAACCCTTACAGCAGCAGGAGAATACTTACCAGCTCCATTAGGTATAAGCAGATATAATCTACCTTCCTTTTGGCTCATATCCACTGGCTTGATAATAAGACTATCATCAACCTTACCATTAGTGGTAAGAACACCATTCTTTATAATACCAAAGACAGGTTTTCTATCAGTTGAAGATACATTAGGTATTTCAGATAAACTCCTTTCAGTATTACCATAAGGAACTCTACCTACCATTACCTTAGATACCTTTGTAACAGGTGTGGCAATGAACTTGCCAGTCTTATTCTGCCTATTAGCATACTCACCTCTTATCTTCTCTTCAAGACCCTTCAAGCCCTCATACCTTGAAACACTATAATCAGACTCATCCAAACTACCTACTACTTGGTTGTTTCTTTTGTCTACAATGAAGATTGTATTCTCATTATAGTCTGGGTCAATCATAAAGACAAGCTCATCACCTGCTTTTAAGTTACCCTCATTTACATATCTGAATGCTCCTTGGTCTCTTAGATAACCATAAATGCCAGAGAAGTCTACATTCTTTTCTCTCTCACTTACTACAATATCAAATGGTCTAAAGTCTCCTTCCTTACTTGCCTCTATGTGTAGTTCAGGTATAGCAGGTCTATAGAATTGATTAAGAATATCTCTACTTGGTCTTTGTGGAGTTTCTACCCTTTCATTGGCTTTCTTATTCTCCTCATTAACCATCTCAGCAGTTATATTACCTACAGGTAATTCTGTTGTAGGCAAATCCTCACTACTTGTTACAGTAGGAGTAGTAGATGTACCACTATCTCCTGTAGTATCTCTTCTATCATCACCTCTCACAGTTCCCTCTCTTTTCTCTACAGGCTTCTTATATTCAGGTGAGAATCTATCCTTAAATCTATTGTCATTATTTACCTGAGACATTGCATTTTGCAAAGCATATTGAGCCTCTTGGAATCTTGTTGCAGACAACTCAACATCACCCTCAGAATCTTCATCAAAGGCATTCTCATTATTGATATAAATTGAGTTGGGATTAGCCAACTGTTCAAGGTTTTCAGAGTTACTGAACTGGTCTTGAAGGAGCTTCATGGCATCTTGTTTAACCTGTGGTTCTGCATCTGACTCATTAAGAACTCTTCTCACCTCATTATTGTATTGTGAAGTTTCTCTGTAGTTCTTAGCCATTTCACTACCTTCATCCTCAAGTTCTTTTAGAACTTTATCCCTATTCTCTATATCATCTTGGGTATCTATGATGCCTCTGAACTCCTGTAAATTCTGTGCAGCATTCAAAGATACTTTCAAGTCATCAGACTTCTTCTTAGCTTCTTGTTGCACAGCTTGCTCATCAGCTCTTGCATGGTCTTCTGCTTGCTTTTGAGGATTCTCAAGATACTCTTTCAGCTTTGCATTATATGTCTTTGAGGCATTACCTAACTTAACAATATCATTCAGCTTAGTTACAATATCTTGCTTCTCATCTGCACTAAGTACAGTTTCATCTACCTCATTAATCCCCTTAACAAGACCATCTACAAACTTAGGATTAGTTGCCAATGTATGAGCCAATGTCTTATCATCCTGACTTCTTACAAGATTAAGAGTATTTATTGCACCTTGAATAGCTCTTACATTCTCATCTGCTTGTCTGTATCTGTCAGTTAAATCAGCATGAGTTTGACCTTCAAAATCTCTTATCTGCTCATTGAACCTAAGGAATGAATCTAAGTTACCTAATACACTACCTATTGCAGATTTTACTTCTCCAGACATGGCTGTTGCTCTCTCAGACCAGTTACCTATCTGAGACTTCATCCAAGTCAATTCTTCAAGCTGGTCATCTGATAATTGCTGACCTGTCTTAATATCAAGCTCATCTTTTATCTTCAGATAATTGTTGATAGTGTTGGTCATTTCATCATGGTTCTGCTGCAACTTCTCTATCATTTCCTGCTTGCCTTCTGGGGTAGCATACATAGGATTACCATTCTTATCAACAAATGGACCTACCTTAGAGCCATCTTCAAGAGTAGTTGTAGTGTTTTCCACAATAGAGGCAAGATTTTCATCTGATGTATCAAATGCTGTGTTAATTAAGGTAGTAAGGTCTTCCATTCTACCTGCATTATCAAACATAGCAATATCAGATACTAATTGAGCATGTTCTGCATTCTTGAAGTTGAACTCATCACCTTCCTCAGCAGCTCTATTCATATCATTCTGATACTTATTATGCCTGATAAGACCTTGATAGTAGTTCTTAAACTCAGGAGAGTTTATCCTACTATTCATATAATTAGCAATCTCATTTTCCCTTGCTATCTTCTCATTATAGTCTCTCCATTCATTTATGGCACCACCCTCAATAGTGATTGGAGACTGAATACCACCTTGTGCATTTCTTACACTTCTGAATCTTGGCATACCTAATGCACCTGTCAAAGAACCAATAAAGAACTCTTCCCACACAGAGCCATCATTTACTGTCTCATTAATTCCCTCAGCAAATGATTTAGTCCAACTTAGTGTTTCTTGAGAAGCTTCTGGGTCAGTCTTTGACTTATAGAAGTTGTTTACATCAGTAGAGTAGTAATTACCTGCTATTCTACTTGCAGCACCCTGTGCCATTTCCTCAGTACCTTCAGATAATGCACCCTTTGTTATTGCAGTAGCAGCACCTAATCTTGTAGTACCAGCAGTATATTCTCCTGCCTTACCTACTATATTAGTAGCCTTTCTTGCAGTCTTGAATCCATTAGCATATAACTTGCCAAACTGAATTATATTAGATGCAGTAAGGATAGGTATATTCATAAGCAAATCTGCATTACCCATCTTCAATCTATCCTCATTCAGTTTACCAAGTGCTGTATTGTAAGCTTCTCTTTCCCTTGCAATAGCATCTTGATATTTCACATAAGCTGGGTCTACAAACTGATTGCCTTCTACACCACTTCTTACAAGCTCCTTTCCTGCATTAGCTTCATATTCAGCCTGTATTGCATCTAACCTTTCCCTTAGACTGTCATCAAGCTGTGCTTTATGAAGCTCAAACCAATCCTTACTATTATTGAGTGCTTCAATTCTGCCCTCATTTACTGCTGAAATAGTAGCACCTACAGCAGTATTAACTATTGCTGGAGCCTTTGAAGACTTGGCAATAGCACCAATGAGTTGGGGTAGCTTAGTTACCTTCAATCCAGCAGCAGTAACACCACCACTGTAGAAAGCACCTACTGTAAAACCTAAGTTCTTTATAAACTTATCTCCTAAAAAGTTTGCAGTAAATATATTTTCATACCAAGGTTGTTCTTGTTCTGCCCTTGTGTAATAGTTAGGTAATGCCTGCTCAGACCACTCATTAACAGACTGCATAGCTTTAGAGAAGTCATTATCCCAAAGACCAGACCATCTGCCTTCACCTATTGCAGTACCAGCTCCAAATATCAAACCTACAGTACCATCAAGGAAAGTAGTACCTGCAAGTATAACACCTTTAGCAAGACCATTACCTATTTGTGAATACCAAGGTTGGTTTTCAGCTCTTATATCACCTAATTCTTGGAATTGAGCTTCAGTAGCAGTAGCTTCATCAAATGTACTTTCCCCCCAAGGAGTATCACTACTTCCTAAAGGGCTTGTTATCATTTGTTCTGCATGTGCTCTTGCATCATACAATGATGTAGGAGCAGTATTTGCTCCTACATTCATACTAAATGTTTGAAACTCAGGACTAAGATTACTATAAGGTTCTTGATTTGCATTTTGCAAATCTCTATAAGTCATAGGACCACTCTTAGTAATATCTATGTTCTTTACTTCTGATTTCTTTGCCATATCTTAATATCCATAAGGATTAAACTCTTGTTCTTTTGTCTTATTCTGTACTCCTAATTGAGAATGGAATAAGTAGGCTTGCTGTATAGCCTGTGCATATTGTTGCTGTGCATAAGTAATTTCATCTGGAGTAGCTTGATGTATATTACCTCTTGCATCAGTATATTGTCCTGTATTGACTACTTGTTGCCATTGATTTGCAGCAGCCATTGCCCTATCCCTATTCTGTTCATTAGTTGTATTGATACCAGCAGGCATTCTGAATCTTCTCACATTACCCTTGTCATCTTGTATCATTACAGTAGTACCATAAGGACTAAATCTTGTAGCAGTTACTTTGTACTTATCACTCTTCAAGTCTTCCATAGTGATTTCCTCACCTGTATCCTTGAATTGCTTAGACTTGCTATCATAATCTACTTCTTTAAGACTTAATCCTCTACCAGCAGTCATAATAGCATCTTTCATATCACCCTGTTGGGCACTTGCAATAGGATAGTCATACTCAGTAACTCTTGTAGCATCATATCTTGCAGTTCTTGCTGCTGGAGTATTATTTACATAGTTATTCCACAGATTACCTATTCTTGCAGAGTTCCAACCAGCTCCTTCTACCATTCTCATACTTCCTCCTATACTATCCAAGAACTTTTTGAATGGAGTAGGAGTAAAGGGTCTATTGGCTTGTGCCATCTGAGTTTCAGTATTCATTAGTCTTGCAGTGCCCCCTCCTGAGCCTGATGTAGTTACTCTTGGAGTAGCATTTCTTCTATACTCATTTAGACCTGCTTCTGTAAGCCTTACTCTACCTTGTGCATCAGTGTAGAAATACTTAGAGTATTTCTTTACATTATCCTTATAGGTTTGCTCATCCTTACTTAGTTCTCTACTACTGTAGATATTCAAAGGATTGATAGCTAAACTATTAAGTCTTGCTTGTTGTGCAGCAGCAGCTTTTCTTTGCTCTGCTCTCTTCTGCATAGCCTCTTGTTCAGCAAGTTTAGCTCTCCAATTATCAAGAGTCTGATATTGAGTCTCACCAACTGCACTCCATAGACCTTGCTTAGCATAGTCAATAGCCCTTGCAATAGTAGCTTGGTCTCCCCAGTTCCTAACTCCACTTGAATTAATGGCATCTTCAACAATTCTTGTAAGTTGAGGAGCAGCATTAGGATTATCCTGTATAGCCTGTAATACTGCTTGAGAACTAAAGCCTTTCTGCATCATAGTCTCATAGTATGAGTTACCCAAGATGCTTCTCCACTTCCTTGGCTTCTCTTGCATTTCCTTAGCCAATGCAGATGCAGCACTTGCAGCCTGTGCAGTAATTAACTTACCTGAATATGCTTCATAAGCTAATTGAGGATTCCTTATATAATCATCAAGACTTGTAGTTGCAGCTCTTCTACTCAACATCAATGTTGGGTCTTGAAGAAGTGCTTTTTGTTGCTCTTCTGCTTGCTTCTGTCTTGCTGTATAGGCTTGTTCAATAGGAGTTATCTCCTTACTATACCTTGCTCTCATATTGAGCATATCTCTTCTACTTGCAGCATTAAGTCCTTCTCTTGCTAACTGACCAGCTTGCTCTTCAAGGTCATTTGCATAGGTCTTATACATCTTGTAAGCATAAGGGTCAGTCTGTTCATTAGCCATTTCCTCCCATACACTTGCCTTAGTAGCAAGCTCTCCATACTGGTTCTCCAACTCTTGATGAGCCTGAGTAGCCATCAAGGTTGGAGCCAGCATCTCTTGATAAGAGAATGGCTTGAATTGTGAATTTATTACTAAACTATAATTAGCCATATTACTTCTTCTTAATAGTTAAATAACCACCCTTAGCTTTCTTTTTCTTAGCTTTATTGGCAGCATCTCTTACTTCTTTCTTCTCTGCTTCACTAAGACTTTCATACCCATTCTTATATGTAACATTACCCTTGCTGTCAATAGAGTAGTATAGTGCAGGATTACTCATAATCATATTTCTGCTATACTCTTCTCTACCAATATCTCCAAGAGAATTAAAGAAGTTAGTAAGGTTAGCACTCATACTTGCACCTCTCCTTGCATCAACAGCATCTCTTACTGCCATAGCCTGTGCAACACCACTTAGTCTTGAACTTCTTGCCTTTAATGCAGCTTCTTGATTTGCCATTGCAGCCTTGAGTCCCATCTCAGCATTAGCCATGTTAGTACCTCTATTAAAGGTCTCAACAGCTTGTCTTTGTGCCAAGTTATACTCTTCAGCCTGTCTTGCAAGGTCTCCTAATCTACCTTGAGCATTATAATCTGCTGCAAGCAAGGCTGCATTTCTTGAAGGACTTGTAGTATTCATAATAGCCCTTCTTGTAGCACCTGCCTGTGCATTAAGTTTATTCAAATAGAAGTTTCTATCAAAAGGTCTATATTGTAAATAGTTACCTATTGGAGTATATCCTACTGGAGTATAATTACCTGCTTGATTAGCTGCTTCAAGTATTGTATCTGCACTTGTATAGTCTGGTCTACTAAATAAGTTCTGACCTAATCCTATTGCAGCACCTACTACAGGAGCATATCTTAGCCAAGTCAGCTTGCTATTATTATTCCCTTTATCACCCTCATCAGCACCTGCCATAGATTCATTCCATAAATCTTCTGCATTAATAGGCTCTAATAGAGTACCATAGTCTTGCCAATCTCCATAATCTACACCATCTAAGAAGTTAGGCATATCACCAAGACCATCAAATAATGTACCCATCCTACCACCATGAGCATATTGTACTCCTTCTTGACCTACTTGATTCTGTTGTCTTACAGTCTCTTGGGCTTGTTGTAGTCTGGACATAGAGCTTAGAAGTCCTCTCTTGCTTATTGGGTCATTAGGTCTTTCCTTTGATTCATCACCTAACTTCTCTGCTATTGCAGCAAAGGAGTATCCATCATAAGACTTAGGGAGATTAAAACTCTCCAATAGACCACCATCAGCAAATAATCTGTTACTGAATACATAGTCATTGAATATAACCTCACCTTGCTCTACAAGATTTGGGTTTCCCTCAGCATCCATTCCCATAGGTACACCCTCCATTGGATTCTCCTCATGGGTTCCACCATTGCCAATTACTCTAAGACCATTATCCCACTCAGCACCATGAGTAAGTAAATCTCCTCCAAAGGCATGATGCCACTTCCTTGCATTAGCAGCAAAAGTAGCTCTCTTCCTTACAGCAGGGTCACTACTTCTTTTACCCCTTGCAATACACTCTGAAGTAACTTTACCTCCACAATACTTGGTGAATTTACCTCTATTCTCAGGCTTGATATGTATCTTACCTCCTTTAGCAAAGGTATTCAATTCTGATGATTCAAATGAGTTAGGTAATGAAGTCAGCTTACCTTTATTTGCAGCATTAAGAGCCTTAATACCTAAGTTCTCTTTAGCCAACTCATAGCCTATTGCCCCACTTCCATATCCCCCCCATATACCAAGAGGACCACCAAAGGCAGCAAAGCTTGCCATAGCATTAAGGTCAGACTGAGTATCTGCTGCATCTGCTGCATTCTCATAAGAAGTCAATGCTCTATTTCTTGCAATATCCTGTTGCTTCTTTAGTTCCTTATATTTGTTTTTAGCCTTATTGCTAAACCAACCATCTTTACCAATGTCTGATTTAGTAAAGTCTTTGCCAAAGTCCTGATTAGCCCACTGGTCCATAACTGAATCAGCACTACTGTTATCTACCATAACAGTATTTATAGCTTTGTTGCTTCCCTCAACTTCAGCAATCTTCTCCTTATTTAACTTGGAGCCAAACATCCTATTTGTAAGACCTCCAATAATACCTGAACCAGCAGATATAATGCCTCCAAGTACAGGATTAACTGCACTTACTGCACTACCTATAGTGCCACCAATATTACTGATTGCACTACCTGCACCTGATTCAAGTCCTCCACTAATAGCACCACCTGCAATATTACCCACTGCACTACCTATGCCACTTGCTAAGCCTCCTTTCAGCATACCAGCAACATTGCCTCCACTGAAAGTGCCTTTCAAGTCAAAAGGCTTAGTTCCACCTAAAGCATTCTTGAAATCACCACCCCAACTATAGTAATGAGGGTTGTATGTAAATGGTCTGTTAGACTTTCTTATAATTTTTCTCTTAGCCATATCATACTAATTTGTTTGCAAAGGTAAGCAAAGTAATTGAATTACGCAAGATTATTATACAAAAAATTATGGGAGAACAAGTGTATTACTTATCCTCCCATAATAATTACTCAAAATAGTGTACCATCATGTCATGCAGGATGGTCTTGTTAGTATTCTCTTTCTCCATAGAAAGCTTAACATATAACCAAGGATTTCTCATCCTGTCTCTACCATTAGCCTTAGCTCTTGGTATATTGGCTCTCCATATTCTAAACTTCTTCTTCAATGTAGAAGGTCTGTTAGGAGTGTTTGTCAAATCTACTACACCCTCTTGGTATTCATTCCATGTAGTAAGAGTATCAAAAGTGGTATTAAGAAGGTTTCCATTCTTATCCCAACTATCTGCTCTAAACTCCAAGTTGTTGAATATCTTATCAGCTTGCATATCAGGGTTAGCTATTACAGTAGTATAGAAAGGTTGATATACACCAAAGTACATATTATAATCTCCCTCATTGTGTAACCAAGGTCTATATAATGTACCAGTGCCTTCAACATTAAAGGAGATTCCCCTGTCTTCAAGGTTAGTAAAGTAAGGCATCTTCTCATAGCTATAGAATGAAGTAAACTGACCTAAAGGCTCTGAGAATGCCAAGCATTCATCTCTACTGATGAAGAATACATCTCCATTAACCTTATCATAGTATGTAACAAAACTATCAAAGTCAACTGGATTCCATATACTTACATTCTTGGAAGCTCTATTAATCCATGAGTGGAAACCAAACTTATCAGAGATATTATTAAGCTGACCATTGAAAAGGAATATACCTTTGGTAATATCATCTATAAAGTATATACCATTAGATGTTTCACACATAGACCATTTGTTGGTACATCCTACTCTATCAGTTATATATCTCTTACCATTTACTTTACCACTATTAGCAATCTCAATAGAAACTCCTTCAGTAGAGGCAATCTGCATATTCTCATTATACAGTACCTGACTTATACCTCTATCTTGGAAAGCAATAAGGTTATTATTAAATCTCCTTAGTGCTCTCACACTTCCCTTATCACCATCAAGGTCAAGTATGGAAGCAAGAGTAATATTGGTCCAAGTATCAACCAATTCCCCAGCAGTCTTTGTCTTAGTCCAAGTAATTGCATTGTGGAAGTTATCCAAGTTCAATTTATTTGGATTAATAGTTCTGTAGTTGAAGAAGTTATTAGGCTGAGAATATACATCATTCATCAAGTTAAAGTTCTCAGGAGTAATTGAGAAATTACTTGTTTGTCCTCTGTTCCTATCATATCTACCATCAATATTTACCCTTGTTTCACACATGAATGATACAATATCAGTTACTGCATTCTGGTCTTCAAGAGTGAAAGGGTAAGTCTTGATGTGGTCATATCTTTGGAAATAGGTATCACCTTCTTCCCACCTGATAGTAATACTGCTCTTGACTTCATTGTTAGTATCTACAAGAGAAATTGGGTCTCCACAAGGTAGCCACACATTATTTTCAAAGGCTTCTTCTGTCTGACCTCCAAACCTGTTCTGTACATTGTCATTATACAATTCTCCTAACCATAGCCATCCATGTTGAATACTTGATACACCAGATATAGGACCTCTTGGAGCACCAGTAATAATAGTATCTTGTGATACACTCTTGGTACTTCCTGACTTATCCCAATACATGTGTTGTCCACTTGGAGCACCTGAGTTCTGTGCATTTACAGACCAAGTATCATTATAATCACCATCCTTGATATTAGGTAATATCCTCTGAGCACCTGATGTAGTATAGTTTAGAGCTAATACAGCATGAGGAGTAGACTTATACTTGATTCTAACAGGGTCAGTACCTGTAATTTGGTCAGTAAATCTACTATCTACCTGCATATACCCACTGCTAAACAGAGCATGTGCATTAGTTTCTGCACTTTGAACTCCAGTAGTCATAATAGGATAGCCATCCTTCTTATCACCAATTCTTGAGATAGTAAGAAGCTTATCTACATTGCCATAGTAGTTAATATCTGTAAGACCTGAGTTCTCTTGTGCAGGTAATCTAATAAGTGATACCTCATTAGAGTCAAATACTGCAACTCCTGATATACCAGTTCTTGTACTACTACCACTTTCATAAGCATTCCATATATTACCTGAATCCAAGTAGACTGACTTATATGAATACCTCATATTAGACATTTTCTTCTTGTCAAGCATAGCAGACCTATAACCATCAGTAGCAAACTTAGTATTATTAAGGGAACCATTCCTATGCCAAGGATATACAACAAATCCTGTGGTAAGATGCTTGGTATTACCAGTATCTTTCTTGTATGCAGTTAATTCATCAAACCAGAATGCTCCAGAGATTAATCCTCTCCATCCAAAATGAGAATCACCAAGATGTGACCCAAGCCCTTCATAACTAAAATCATTCTCTACACCAACAGGTTCTTTATAGAATCCAGCAGGCAACTCTGAACTATCATAGAAGTTATTAACAGGAGTAGAAGTCTGAATATCAATATCTGAGGCAAATGCAGTTAGAGGAACCATACCTACTATCCTCAGTTTCAATCCTGATGTATCAATACTTCTTACTTCATTATCAAACTCAATGTCAGGTGAGTGGAAAGTTAATATTGATTGGTCAATGTAGTAATTCTCTGCATTGTTAGATACCCAACTTGCAACATCTGAGTCAGTTGCAGTATCATCAACATAAGGACCAGAAGGAGGATTCCAAATACATTGGATTTCTGCATTTCTATTACTATTGCCTGGAATAGGTCTGTTATGCCTAAACTCAGCCCAAGCTCCCTTATTGACTACATCAATATTGTATTGTGTCTCTCCTGAAGTAACTATAGTCCTATTATTAGACATGATACCTGCCCTTGAATATGCAGATGGATTTCCTAAGAATTGTCCTAATCCTATCCAGTCTCCACCCCACTGGCCTTCAGAGCTTTGATTATAATGGAATGCCTTGTATTCATCAAATGGTGCATTAGGTCTTGTAAACCAAGATGATTGTGCAAATGGTGAGTTACCATATCTATCAGACACATTATATACAGTAGGGCATAAGATGCCTTGACATATAGCCTCTCTATCATTAATAGTAGGATACACTACTACAGGTCTTACTCTAACATACCCATTATCAAGGAGCCTGCTAATAATAGTGCTATCATCCAGTGTGAACTCTGCTACAGGCAAACCAATGTTATTAGAACTATAGAAAGTGGTATCTATGTGTACAGTATTTCTAACATCATTTATCCATATAGGTTCAGACCACTTCCCTGTATAATGTTGAGCTTGGATACCAAATCTATAATATTCAAGATACTTAAATGTCTTGAATTGATATGAATTCATTTTCAACTGGCTATCATAAGGATAATATCCCTTAGGTTCAGGAGAACTGATACTCTTATTATAAGTAGAGAAGGTAATACTCTTGCCCCTGAAGTAATTTCTTATAGTAGAGTCAAGTATCTTCCTCTTAGTTTCAATATCTCCTAAAAATAAAGTATTATCCTTTTGAGTCATCGTACCAAATATTACTTCTTCACCTCCTACATATAATAACTCTGTAGGGTCTATAGTACTTCCAGATATGCCATTGTCTGTATAACTAACATCTCCAGATTCTGGAATAGCTAAGTCTATTACTATTTTACACTCAGGGGTAGCATTTAGTGATGTTCTATGAATTGAGTAAACTCTAATATAATCAAAGCTAGTATCAGCTCCTGATATATTTATAGAAAAACTATTTCCTACATTGTCTTCAGGACTAGCACCTCTATTATTATAAGATATGTAAAATAGTGGAGAGGTATGAAATATATTACTCTCTTGTCCATACTTATTAAAGTATGTAAAGGAGTATTGTATTACACCAGGAGCAAAAGTACCTCCAGATACTAAATCCCTATTTATTTCTACATCTTCTTGTAATTTTAATTTCCTCACAAAATCAAAAGAGTTATTATCCCATTTACTAATAATATCAGAAGATGCTGCAATATTAATGACCCTAGGTTGATTTAATCCATCAGTCCAATATACTTTTCTTATAGAATCATTTTCATAAAATGAGATTGCCTCTATTGGGTTTTTATAATTAAAGTTTAAATTACCTTTATATAATAAATTACCATTTAATTCATTATTATTAAACCATAACTTATATATACAATCTTTTTTATCTTCTGTATTTCCAGAGGTAAATAAAATTAATTCATTATTTAATATACATTGACCAACAGGAATCCCTTCTATGCTATCTATGCCTATTATATCTATACTTTTATTTCCTTTTTCATTTATTAAACTAAGCAGGGTACTTTCATCAGTTGGCATCACTCTGACATTCTTATTTTCATAAGCATATTCAGAACTAAATGCAGAAGATGATAGGTCCCTCTGCATTCCCTTTGTCTTAAAAATAGCTTGTTTCTGCATAGTTATTGTAATTTAATATATTCCTTATTACCAAGAGATGAAAATCCATTATTAAATTCACTTGTTCTTTGTACAAGTGTATTCCACATTCTACTTATTGATTCCATCTCAGATTGTGATGGGATGGTAAATTCACTCTGCAATTGACCAGCCAGCCAAGCATATTGTTGCTGAGTATTCTGCAATACAGCAGGAGCAATCTTACCCATATCAAATAGAATAGTAAATGCTTCTCTCTTGATATATGCTTCAAGTGCCTTCAGGAATACAGGGTTATCAATAAGTAGTGGAAATCCATCCTTATCTACTGGGATTGCCTTATAGGACATTGACACATCTCCTGTCTTGAAGGAGGTGTATAGTACTTGTCCTTGTGTTTTGAATGATAACTCTCTGTCATCATTATTTCTAGGCATAAAATTATCAGTCATACTTCTAAGGCATATCCCTGTATTACAGTCCTTAACCTGATTGATAGATATTAGGTCACAAGGAAGCTTAGCTCTAAAGTCCTTTATATGGAGTATATCCTCTTTATCTTGATATAACTTTGGCATACCAAATATACCAATAAAGTCAATGGTATATTGTACAGCTTGCTCAAGAGTTACATCTTGTAAAAGAGGATGTCTTAGTACTCTATTAAGTACCTCTCTTATATTTATATAGTTATATTCTTTTATCATATTATTCTCCAAATAAATAATTCCACACATCATAACCAGCAGCTGTATAACCCATAGCATCTAATGTAGTATCTATAGCATTTCTATACCTTCCAAACCAAGGGGTACTTCTAACAATATTAGTACCTCCAATAATACCTGCTGCATCCCCTGCTAATTCTGCATTATTAACCCATGAAGTATCTCCTTGCATTAATTGAGCAATGTCAGCACCAAATCCTATAGTACTCATAGTAGTTTGTCCTTTATCCATTTTAGTAAGTAACTTATCTGTGGCTTCTCTTACTTTGCCAGCAGGACTACTTGTACTATATACAGGATGACCATGTCTACTGGTAGTTCTACTTAATCTTCTAGCTACTGCATTAGTACCTTTTAAAGCCCCTTTAGTTAGAAAATAAGCACCCGATAATAATTCAGCTGCTGTAGTTCCTGCTTCTATACCTAACTTATAAGGTGCCCATTTATCTTTGGCTTCTTGTTCTTGTTTAGCAGAAGCCTCATTTATATTAATACCTCTAAGAGAATTAGCTTGGTCATGTAATGCACCCATTACTAATTCTATATCTTTAGAATAATCTTTATTAGAAGATTCAGTGCTTTTACTTTTATATTCACTTAGATTTTTATCTGATTGTCTACTTCTAATTAGAAGTTGTATTTGAGCATCTGTATAATGAGGGTATTGCTCTCTTAATTGCTGCTCTATAGGACCTCCTTCTTCAAACTTATTCCTGATTTCTTTAAGATTAGTAATACCATTAGCAACACCTACTTTTATTATAGCTGCCCTTTCTCTCATAGAAAGTTCATTCCACTTTTTCATATTTTAAAAGCATCTATCTTTCCTTCTTTTATTCTTTGTTTTAATCTCTTCTTCAGTTCTCTATTAACATTAAATTCATAGAAGACCTGATTATTATAGTCTGCTAACTGCTTATTATAGTAGACCTTAAAGATTTCTTTTTCCTCCACTTTAACCAGTGTTTTTTCCTTATAGGCTTCCTCATCTTCATACCATAATTTAAGAGTTTTATCCCAGTCTATAGGTAGATTAGTCTTAACTTTTTCACCATCAAAACTAACTCTCACATCATATTTCCTTAGCTCTATTCTGCCCATTCTATGTGGTAACTTAATATCATTACCATGGAGGAAACTATCAGCTAAGTAGTCATTGACTTTCCTTATAATGCTGTAGAACTCATGTTCTGTAATATATCTTCCTACATCAACCCATTTCCTTTTCCTTAAAAACTTGTAGGCATCATATACCCCTAATGAGTTATTGACTTTATGAGTCCTTGGCTCATTCACTTTTTTAATGGAGTTTAGAAAATCAGCCAATCCTTTATCCTTCTCTTCTTGACAAGATTTCATAACTCACTATTTAGCTGTTACATTAGATAAGTCATCGTCAGAATTATTTTCTTTATCCTCTGGCTTATATTCAGCTTTAGTTAATTCCTCTACTACAAGTTGAATGAGTGGAGGAATCAAGGCATTTTCAATAGGGAACTCTCTATCTAATACATCACATACTATATCACCACTCTCATCAGGACATTGCAACTCTGATGCAGCTAAAGTATCTTCAAATATACCTGTCATTCTTGCCTTTTCAAGATACAAGTACTGTGGATTGAAAGACTTAAAGTATAGGTAATTATCTGGACCAATAGAAGCATAGATGATATTTTTCAGATACTTATTATACCCCACATATCTCATCCTTTCTCTACTTACATAAGTAATCTCCCCTTGATAATAATCAATAGGGTATATTTTTGGTGCTCCTATTTGCATAAGAAAAGGTACTTTTTCTTTACTCCTTAGATATGAACCTCCTTCACAAGGCTCACCTGATATAGCAGGTACCTCTATAAGGTCTAAACAAATAGTTTGATAATTACTTTCAGGTATCTGCTTCTTAATATCTGAATACCTTTGCTTCAGTATTAGTACCCTATACTTATTTATAAGGTACATTATATGGTCTTCAGTAAAATAAGAGTCATCAGTTGAGATTTTCATCTCATCTAATATCATATAAATTATTTCTCTAAATGTACTCATCTTATATAAATTTAAAACTCTTGCAAATATAAGATAAATTGTATATATCTGCAAGAGTTTTATGAAATTTTTTATCCTAAAAAACTATTATATTTTCCTTACTAAATCATTTTCACTTATTCTTATAATCTGTGTTTCAGTCACTCTAGGAATAAGAGGTGTCTTATTAGGATGAATAAGTGAGTCTACATTGTTATAACTTGGGAACCCTATCATGCAGTTACTACCATATAGGCAGTATAGAAAGTTTGTTATAGTCCTATAGTCCTCCTCATTAATAAATATAGATAGCTCACCTGTCAATAGCTCTTCTACAAATAAGAGTGATAATAGTTTATACACACTATCATAATCTTTATATCCTAATACTGATAAAGTATGAAAATATCTACTAATAGCCTCAACTGATAATGTGGTTATTTTATCCATAGCAGCATTCATTAGAAGGGTTAATATTAAGTCTATTCCAATATTTTATTGCTTTAGTATAATTTCCTGTTTTTATACATAACTCTAAAGCCTTGAGTCTTAAAATAAAATCAATAAAATTCTTTGGAATAGAGCAATCACACTCTATACCTCTTATATAGTTCATAGCCTTAGAGTATATAGTATATAAATTTACAACTGTACCTAATATATAAGACTTATCTACTTCACATGAAGGAGTACCATTAGACATTACATATACAAATAATATATCAGTACTTTTTATATTGTAATCATCCAATCTAACAAGAACTCTTATACTTTTATCATCTTTAACATAACACTCATATTCTTGAGACTCAGAATATATTGGGGTATATCCACAATCTATCTCTGTTAATACTTTAGTATAATGTTCTTTTACATCTATACTAAGTATAGGATTAGAACTAGGACCATTATCTACATAAGTATTTTGGTTATCTATTATTATAGTATCTAAAGTAACATCGTTGAAGCAAGAATCAGAGTCTACAGATATATCTATTATTAGATACTTATTATCCTCAGTTATTCTTAATTCATTAAAGTGTATCATAATAATATTTTCTTTTGTGTTAAAATAAAAAAGGAGGCTATCAAGCCTCCTTTAATCTTTATCTCTCAACTTAGGAAACAGTTTGAATAGTAAGACCTGTAGCAGTATTAAAGTTAGTAATAACTTTATTGAATTCTGTCTTATCAGCACAGACAATAGTTATTGTCTTCTCAGACTTCTGAACTGACTCATTGCTGCCTACATAAGCATAATGTACATCAAATACATAGTATGTCTTTGTTGGGTCTACAAGGTAAGTAGTAACAATGTTATGAGGGAATCCAATTCCTCTATAAATATCACCTCTCTCACCCATGCAGAAGTATTCAAGGTCTGCAATAGTCTTACCATTACCAATAGTACCATTTGTACCCTCAGTTACAGTAGCCCAGATTCTTTCATCACCATTTACCATTACAGCAACTGGCTGTACTGTAAAATACACAGGGGTCTGTGCCATAACACCTAATCTCCAAGGCTGCTCTACCTCGGTAATTCTGATACTATCAATATCAGTTACAAGGGTATCTGTTGCATAGTATGGGTTAGTAGTATCACTCTTACCATTATCCTTAGTAGTAGGAGTTACAACCATGTAACCATTAGAGTCAAATCCTCCCTTACTTGTAGTTCCAGCACTATGTACCTCAACTTTAATCAAAGGTACTACCTCTCTACTGAAGTTCTTAGCAATTGATAATGCAAGAACCTTATAGAACTCATCTGCATCCATACCAGTATAGGCATGAACCATACCATACTTGAAGTACTGGTCTTCATCTGACATTCCTACATATTGTCTGAATGCAATTCTTAGGATGTAATCCTGTCCAGCTACAGGAGCACCACTATTAACATTGGTGTCAAGAGCCACAGTAACTGACTTCAATTCATGTGCCATAGCATCAGCATCAGTAGCCTTAGCATAAAGGATATTCTTGATGTCAATTAGGTCACTTCTCATTAGATTGTCAGCACCCTTATACTCAAAATATACATGACTTTTGGCAGTATCACCTTTTACTGCAATAGCACCAGCAGCATCTGCTGGAAGTACATGAGGAGATTTTACTGATGTTGCTACATAAAGTTGTCTTGCTTGATTTACACTAAATGTTGCCATTTTAATTTAATATTAAATTATACAATAATTTTATTCTTTTCCTATATTAGAAATTCTACTTTGAATAGCTAGTCTAACTGCTCTTTCTAGTATAATTCTATGTATTATAGGGTTAAGCTTACATTCTGTTTCAATACTTATTCCATTTATACTTAAACCATCATGAAGGTTTGTAAGTATAATAGGACTAGGTTTAACAATATATCTTAGCAAGTATCTATCTAAATCATATTTAGATACTAATTCAACAATGTTATTTGCATTGTCTAGCCTTAATACTCTTGTTTCACTTGGACCCCTGAAAGGGTTTTTTTGTACCTTATAAAATTCATCCTGAGTTGTAGGAACTACTAATGCTTCTTTACCATTAAGGCATCCTTCACCTTGAAGAGTAACAGATTCATAAGTAATAAACCATACATCTTCTGGTATTTTAAAGAACTTAGAATTTTTTGAGATTCCATTATAATTGGTCAACTTCTCATTTGTCTTATAAGTTACAATTAATTCACTAAGACATCTTCTAGCTTCTTCTGTTTCTTCAAAGCTATGTCCAGAGATAGTATTACCATTATATATATCTACAATAACTTCTTCTTGAGCATTAGTAAGGAATACTGACTTCTCATATTCATCTAAAACAATATTAGGTGTAACCCCAAATGAATTAAGTAAGGTATCAAATCTATCAGAAAATTCTTTGATATCCATTATTCACTCCTTTCTCCTAATTGTATAGTAGAATTCAAGTCTCCTATATATGCTGATTTAGCAAGTTCCACTGCCCTCTGAAGAATCTCCTGGTGTATATTAGGATTTAATTCACATTCAGATATATTACTAATACCATTTATAGTGACATCTCCATACTCAGATAAGTCAGCAGTTATAATAGGTGTAGGCTTTTTAATATATCTAACCTTATATTGTGTAATGGATTCGTTACTATTAGCAATTAATTCTACTGTAATGTTATTTGTAGAAGTTGTAATAAGTCTCCATGCTTGATATTTAACAGGCTCTTTATAAGGCTTTGACATTAATCTTGTATATTCACTATAACTTATAGGAATTAATTGTCTAGGTCCTTTATCAGTTTCAATAGATTCATTTATTATAATGAATATATCTTCTGGAAGATTATATACTTTGGCTCTCTTATCAAAGGTAAGAGGAGAAGTATCTGTAATTACTCCTTCTCCTACTTTAATAAGTTCTGAGAAATCTATTTGTCTTTTTGGTGAATCATCTAATCCTTCTCTGTATTTATTACCGTTAGGATTAAAATGATTCTTAACAATCTCTTCCTGTGCTTTTGTTAGGAATACTGATTTTTCATACTCATTTAATCCTGGAGCAGCATTACTCATGATATTATTATAGAGTACATCAAATTCATTAGAAAATTCAATATGGTCCATATTTCTTTATTTTAATTTAGCTTCCAAAGCAAATTTGACTTCCTGATGTTTAGGAGAGTTTAAATATTTAGCTGCTACATTTAATGTAGGTTCTTCATTGGCTTCACATAATGGAGTATTGTCCTTTCTTAAATATAGATAATTACCTCTATTAGAAATTAGACCTGCTTCTATAGCCTTCTTGATAAGAACCTTTGTAGAAAGCATTGGGTCAGTAATAACTTTTAAGAATATCTTGCTATCAGCCTGTATCAAGCTATTAACCTTAGTCTGTAAGAACTCAAGTTTAGCAGTCTGTGATGTAGGTCTACCATCAATGGTCTCAACAATAACTCTTAATGTATCAACATCATCCTCAATCTTACCAAACTCTTTATAGCACATCATTGTAATGCTCATATTATTCTTAGCAACCTTAGTCTCTTCACCCTCAGAAATGATAACAAACTGGTAAGTAGCCTTAGGAGTATCTTGCAATGCTTGCAATGAAGGAGCAATATAATCCTTGTTGGCTAATAGTATCTTATATCTGATATAATCCTCTGGGTCAGATAGATTGAAGTAGTTATCCTGCTTTGTCAATCTTACCTTATTGATGCCATTCTCATTAGAATCATCCCAGAAGTTATCTATCTTCTTATAGATACTTAGTGCATTATATTCAAGACCCATTATTTCCTCAAGAAATGCCTTTTCCTTGTCTGTAAGGACATTAACAAACATACCTGAAGATAATCTTGGTACTACAAATGTTCTAACTGCACCTTCTGCCATACCTCCTGACAATACATGCTTAGGGTTATTACCCCACATACCTGTCAGCTTAGGCACATGTCTTACAATAATTCTCTCATTTCTCAGACAACTAACTAAGGCATCATCAGATACCTCTACTTTCTTTTGTGTATTCTTAGGGCTTTTTACAGTAGCCTCTTCTTTTGGTACTTCCTGAAGTGGAGTCTCTGTATTGTCTATATCAAAGTCAGGTACAGTATAATCCACCTTCTCTTCCATTTTCTTTTCTGCCATATCTTCTCCTTAAATCTTTGAATAAAAATAAAGGGAGCAGGAGTTTTCATCCTACTCCCCTTTTATCATTAGCCCTGTAGAATTGCAGGGATTAGTGACATAGTTCTTGTTGGGTCAAGAATACAGATACCAAGAGTAGCCATTCTGTGAATTACAGCAGAATCCTCATCAAATGACATGTAAGGATTACCCTTTTGACCTGTGAATGGGTTTCTTAGACCCCATTGATAACCTCTGTACTCATTATCACCCTTAATCTTACACTTAAAGATATTAGGTTGGTCCATAGTACCAATGTACATAATATCATATCTGTAAGAGAATGCAACACCTCCATTTGGATGGAGTATCTTGTTTCTTACTGGGTCATCATAGAATGGGTCTACATCAATCTTAACTCTAACACCATTAGGAGCCTTATACTCAACAAATTGGAAACCAGCACTCAATGAGTTTTGGTGCAACTTGGATTGAGTCTTTTGAACAACACCAATAGAGCTGTTGTCAAGAACAAATTGTGTCCAACCTGATACTGTCTTTAGTACTTCCTTATGGAATTGGATAGCACCTCTCTCACCAGTCTTAATCAAGAAGTATCTGTCTCCAAAGTTTAACTTAGAAGCAGAAAGCTCATATAGAGCATCTTCAAGAAGCTTCAAGCTGAATGTGTTGTAATACATAGTATTAGCAACTTCCATCTGCTCAAACAGACCAGCACCTGTCTTAATAACATTACCAGACTTACCAAAGTTCATGTACTCACCATTGGCATTTCTGTTGCTTCTACCAAATGCAAGTGCATTATTCTTGTACTCAGAGAATTGCTGTTCTACTTCCCAATCTACATTGTGCATCCACATTGTAGCAACTGACTTAGTATATCTACCCTCAGTTTCCTTAACAATAGGAATACCTACAGCCAGCTTCTTGTTCAACATAGAACCTGGAACCTTGTGTTGGATTCTTACTACAGACCACTCATTTCTCATAGAAACAGGGCTTGTAAATCTTACATCACCAACCTTTCTTGAAAGTTCCTTCTCAACAAATGCAGCTTCAACTGAGAATCTTTCACCTGCAAGCAATCTTTCAGCAGGAACACCTACTGTATTACCACCAGCAAGCTCTACCTTATACACTGCATTAGTACCCTCCATTCTTGGGTCTCCAAGTATTCTGAACTGATAGATTTCATTCAGATTACCTACAATGTATTCACCATCAGCAAACCAATCTTCAGGGAATACCAAATAGAAGGGAGCAGTACCTACACCAATCATGCCACTATCTGCCTCAACTACAGTACCATTCTCATCTCTTGCCTCTACAAGAGGAATGTTTCTCCTTGAAGAACCAATAACATCCCAGTAGTATTCATTATCATCCTCAAACTCTCTTGTTGGGAATTGATTTAGGAATGTGTCAAGTGTCTTTCCTCTGTAATAAGCCAACAGTTGCACCATTAGGTTTGTAGCCTTCTGTGGAGCTAACTGAAAGATAGAACCAAGGTGGTTTTCTTTTGTCAACATTCTGTTATCCTAAGGGCTTTTTATCCCCTAGTTCTTGCACTTTACCATTGTGCAAGTTCAGCATACATTTTCATATCTACTAGATATGTTGGGCACTCGTGGAAGAATTATATTCTATGTGGTTATAAATACATGCTTTCCTGAATGTAGGGTAAGGAATATTTGCCAGTTTTGCAGCTTTTCTTAAAGTCTTTCCTTCTTTTAAATAATTCTCTAAAACATTCTTTGGAATATTACTAAATTTAGTATTTGACTCATGTCTATCTCTAATAATAATTCCAGCATTTTTAAGTTCAGTACAAATAATATATCTAGACACTTCAAATTTTAAAGCTATTTCTTCTAGAGTAAATTTCTTATTTACATATAAATCTACTAAATCAGAAATACTTAAAACTTTTCTTTTAAATCTAGGAGTATTACCACCAATACTTACATTATAACCTTTGGATTTATTTGTTGAATCATATAAATCTATATAGTACATTTCTCTATAATCTAATATATCTAGATTACATATTTCTAAAGTTTCTATATAAAATTTATCTACTCCATACTTTTTCATAGCTCTGTTAATAACTTGTTCTCCATATTGAGCATGTCTAAGGTGTTCCTTCCATCTCTGTTCTACACTAACTCTTGTTTGTCCTATATAGACTTTATTATTAACAGTGTTTTTAATAATGTAAATAAATCCATTCATAGGTTCATCTTCTATGCGTTACACTGTCTTTATGTATTACCATAAAGATTAGCTCGGTATTACCCTTAGGCTTTTCTTTGGAGGGCTTCACCGATTTTACCCAATTTTACAAGGGCTTAACTTGTGAGTCAACCCTTCCAGTGTTGGAAGCCTACCATTTGAAACTTACCTAATTTTCCAGCCATAAATAATTTAATTTATCAGTTATTTTACTCTATACTATAGGCTTAGACATCAAGATTCCACCCTTTTCCTATGAAAGATTCAGGGTCCTCATCAACTCCACTGACAAACTTTAGATTACCATCTGAGGTTCTTGCTGTGTTGTTGAGAGTATGTTCCAGCTCTCTAAGACCTTTCTTTACTTCTTTCTTTACTTTACCTTTCACCAAACCATCAAGGTTCTTAAAGCCATCAGTTAGTGTGAAAAGTAACCCAATATTCTTTAGGAAGTCTGTCCTGTTTTCCATCTCATACTTTTGGATTGCAGTAAAGTACTCTCCTGTCTCTGGGTCTTTATATACAGGCTTGGCTATATTATCATAAATCTTCTGCCTTGTTGATTTATCTATTGATAAATCCCCAAACACATCCTTGTCATTAAGGATTGATGATTTAAGCTTTTCAGCCTGTTCTTTGTTCTTCTTCTCTTCCTGTTCTGCTTCTGACTTAGCATCATTGATAAGTTCATCATACTTATCCTTGAAGAAGTCAATATTACTCTTCAAAGCCTCTTTAGCATCATCAATATCAGTACCAGCATTGAAAGACTTCTGTACCTCTCTTGCAGCTCTTTCCTTACTATAACCTCTATTGATAAAGTCTTGATAAATCAGGTCTTTTCTAAGTTTTTCTCCCTTATCACCTTCATCAGAGATATTCTCTTCCTTAATAGAACCAAGGAAGTTTATAGTATTCTCATACTTTCTAATCTCTGTAGGTTCAACTCCAGCATTCAAGGCTTCATCAATTCTCTTTTGTCTTTCATCAAGACCAGCCTTTATCTGTTGGTCAATCAAATCTCTAAAGTCTTCAGGGTTTTTAACCTTAGATAAACCCTCATCATCAAGGTCTGGGAAGATACCTTCCTCTTTCAAGGCTTTGGCAATGGAAGAGTAGAAGTTTTTGGGAGAAGTACCATCCCCTTTAGGAGTGGTATCTTCCTTTTCCTCTGTATTTTCTTTTCCACTACCTACGCTCTCTGGTTTTTCAGTAAATAAGTTATCTACATCAACAACCTCAGTAGTTTCTTCTTTATCCTTATCTGGCTCCTCCTCTTTCTTAGGAGGCTCCCCATTTGCAGGTGGGGTATCCTGTGTATCCTCATCTTCTACAAACAGATTCTCAATTTCCTCTGCTCCTAAGATGTTATCTAAGCTAAGTTCTTCTTCTTCTTCCATACTCTTCTACCTTTTTGTTCTTAAAACAGTGCAAAGGTAAGTAAAGTTTTGCATATCTACAACATAGTAAATAAATTGCTTTTACTTGTATAAGTAAAATACTTGCAATATGGACAAAAAGAAAGGGTAAGATTACCTCTTACCCTTATCTTATTAGTATTCTCCAAGATATTCTACTACCTTGTTTTCAGCTTTGCAATCTGCATCCTTAAACCAGAATACAATAGCAGATTCAACTATCTTCTGTTCTATACCATCACCAAACCAGTTCTTAAACAGTTCTGCATAGTCATGGTACTGAGAGTTGATTGCAACATATACATCAGCAACTGTAGCAGATGTAGGGAGTATTCCCCTATATCTCTCACAAATCTCCTTTGCCTTGTGCATATCAAACTTCTCACCACTGTACTTTCTGCCATTCTCAGTATGATACATATCAGCTACAAGATACTTAGCCTCAGATTCAGTGAAGTGCTCTCCACTCATTGAATTTCTCATTGAGTTTCTCATGTATCTCATCATCCTATCCATATCATTACCTCCCATGCCAGACTCATTGAATCTATCAGAGAATCTATCACCTCTTGAATCAAACATATCCATGAACTCATCAGGTCTTCCATGTCTTCTCATATAGAAGTCATCCATAGGCATAAAGTCTCCTTCTCTGCCATGTCTCATTGAACTTCTCCTATATTTACCCATAAAATCCTTGAATTTATCCATGAACTCATGCTCATTCATACCACCCATACCTTTTTTCTTTAGGTACTCATACATCATAAGTTCATCCATATTCTTAGTCTTTAGTGATTAACATTTCCTTGAAAGTCTCTAAATCTGTCATATTCAATACCAACCTTTTATTGGTTAGTGGAAGATTGAATTTAATCTCTCCTCCACCAATCTCTATGTCTCCAACAAATGAGGTCTTGAAGGTAAATGGATTAGTAGTCATTAAATTCTCCATCATTTCAGTGAGGATATTCTCAATGTCTATATTACCATCCTTGTCAGCTATAAGGTCTAAAGCCTTGCTTACTTTACTAAAGTTCTTATCTAATGCTCTTGTAATAAGAGGTTTCATAAAACCAATCATAGGATTAGTCTTAGCCATAGATTCCAACTGAAGTGAAATATAAGACTTCAGATTATCAGTCAATTGCATAATAGTCACCATAATTACATACTTGCTTTAATAAATTCTTCATAAGTCACTTCAGGATGTGTCTTACTGAACTCCCTGAACTTCCTAAACATTTCCATTTCCCTATTAGTCTCTTGAATAATCTTTCCTTTTAACTTCTTGACTATCTTCAATTGCCTTTGTAATAGCTCTTTACCCTCTGGAGTAGTTTCAATCCTGCCTTTAACAAGGTTGAGAATTTCTGCTTGAACCATGTCCTGTATCTTAGTATAAGTATCTACATAGTCCTCATCTTGAAGCATTCTTGTCTTCTGTTCATCTGTCATAGGGCTTATTTCAGCATCTATTTCATCCCATATCATTCTTTGTGGTACAGGTTGCTGAACAGGTTGGACTTGTTGCCTTAATTGCTTTGCAGCTTCAAGGTTTTGTTTATACTTCTCAATAAGCTGTAGCTGCTCATCCAGACTATTGCCTACCATACTATTACCCAGTAGTGGGTCCCCTCCTCCTAATATTACCTGATTTATTGGAATCATATCTATACATTTTTAAAATTAGTATTGAAAAGTAAGAGGAATTACCCCCTTACTTTAAGCAGTTGTAGCAGCAGTTACAACCTGTGGACAGCCACAAGCATTAGCACCCACATAGCCTGTTACTGTAGGAGTATTAGGCAATGTAACTTGACCATAGATAGCCTTGCAAGTCTTTCTGTCAGTATAGTTAATACCAGCAGTAAATGCCTTGTCAATCTCACATTGGATAAGCTTGTCTTGATATGGTCTTACAGCAGCATTGATAGCTACTTGAGCCTTCAAGTCACTTAATTCCTTTCTGATGTCATCATCAGCATCTCTTTGAGACTTATACAGATTGAAAGCATCTTGGTTTTGCTTTGCAGCCATTACATCAAAGCTATCTCTTGTACTCTTGTATAGACCAAAGTCAGCATCAATCTGACCCTTCCACAAGCTAAATAGCTCTGAGTTTAGAGTTTGTCTATCAGCAAATCTATTGTTCTGATAGTTTAGAGCCTGAGTGTAAATAGCTCCTTGTAGAGCCAAAGCATCTTCACAGCTCTTTTCCCATGCTTGGAAAGCAGAAGGAGAAGTTATACCATTAGCTGTTCCAAGACCAGTCTCAAGACCATTGATATTGATGTTTGAACCACCCATACCTGAACCTGAGCCAGCAAGACCTAATAGACCACTGCTTCTTCTATTACCAAATAGTGCCCAAGCACCAAGTGCAGTACCTATGATACCAAGAGTAAGACCTGCATTAGCCTTACCATTGATGTCTCTTCTACCATAACCATAGCCATAGTATCCATCAGCAGGAACTTCCTTTACCTTTTCTACTTGCTTCTCAATTATTTCCATAGTAGCAATTTTTGAAATTAGTTATTGTTTTATCTCTCTTATTGTAAGCTTACAGTGCAAAGGTAAGTAATATTTCTCAAGATGCCTATTGTTACCAAAAAGCCCCATAACTTATTCAGTTATAGGGCTTTAACTTAGTAATATGTTGCTAAAAAGAATGTAAAAAAAAAAAGCAGCCTTATCTGGCTGCTCTATCATGCTTGTAGAATACACTTGTTATCTTATCATATATGTAGGTTATAAGATAAGCATCTACCTCATCATTATCTTCTTGAGGAGTATATCCTATATAGCTCCATATAGCATTCTTTATATGCTCTGCCTCATGCACTATACTACTTCCCCTTTTAGAATTGATAGCCACAAGAGATGCCCCATATTGATTTATGGTTATAGCTTTGGCTTCCTGCTCCATTTCTTCTTTGGGCAAGAATCTTCCTAACTCCTCCCACTTGTCAAATATGACTACAGTGAGTTTGTAATCAAATATAGGTATTATCATCTTCTTTTGGGTTATCATATCACTTTCCTCCTCATTTTATTTATAAACTCATCAAGAGTTTTCATGTCCCATGATAATTCTTTGAAACCTGCTTCATGTTTACCTCTGGGTAATTTACCTTCCCTAACATAGTTGTCAAAGGTTGCCCTGCTTATATTTAAGTATTCACAGGCAGCATACTTACTCAATATCTTCTCCTTGTCAGTTAACCTCTTCAAACTATCTACTATTTCCATAGCTTCACCCTCAGTTATATTAGAGTTTCCTGCATCAATATCATCTACTATCTTTAATAGTAGGCTTCTTATAACTTTTAACATATAAATAAAGTATTATGAATAATGAAATGCCTGCTATTATTAATTGAATTCCTAAATACCAAATATCACTGACAGGTATTCCTATGTACAAATCTATTATGTTTAGTATCCAAGTTACTGTGGTATAATGTATAAACATTCTATGATATTCACAAAACTTAAATACATAAGATGTGATATACAAGAGCAATAATGTTATGAAAGATACACTACCAATATAACTTAGCATTACTGCCTCAATATTAAAATAAGATAGAGTTGTATTCAATAAACTGAGTAATGCGTAAATCATAGGTATTACTTTTACTAAACACAACTCTATCTTGTACAATAATTTATTCATCACTTCTTCATCTTGCCGCCACAAGCATATCTTCTTTTAGTCTTAGTGACACCAGCCTTAGCTGTCATGGGCTTTGCCCTGCCTGTTCTTCTTGCCATAATTATTTACCTCTTTTAGTTTTACTTTTTCCTTTACAGCCACATTTCTTTGCCATAACTATAGAATTTTAATGGTTATTTTTTCACCTTTATCATGCTTGTCTTTAAGGAGCTTGTATAGCTCTTTGAAAGTTTCTCTACTGTTTATTACCTGACCCTTAACTTTATTGACACCTACTAATAGGCATCCTGCTGAGTCTTTGTCAGTATTACCAGCATGAATAAGTATGCCTTCAAATCCCTTTACATTAAGTAGTCTTGGCACTTTACCATTACATACTTGCTTGTAAAAACTATTAGTGCAGTACTTAGGAGAAATGACATCTAAGGTAATCTCATAAGTACCCTTTGGAATAGCTGTAATTGAAGGTTTCTTCAATTCTCTAATCTTGGCTATGCTCATAGAGTCATCTAACCCTCTATCAGCATCTTCAAGTACATTGCAAAACCACTTCCCATCAATAGTAAGATTACTTATGGTGTAGCTCTGCTTCTTCCATTTTCTGTCTACTATTAACTCCATGCTCATTAAAAAGGTTTAAGTTTCTCTTTCTTAATTGGCAGGTAAGGTCAGTACATATGGAACTCATAAGGTTAAACATCTGTTTCCTAAGCTCCCCCACTTCCTGCTCTAACTCTGCATTTCTTTTTAGTACCTCTTCCAACCTCTCTCTATTATCAGTAGAGAGCTTCTCATAAAAGTCTAATGATTCTTTCATGTTATTTATGAGGTTACTATCAACTTCACTATCATACTTCTTTCTTGCAAAGAACCATGATGTCCAGCCACTGACTATTGTGGTAATAAGCCCTATACCTCCAGTGATTAGTATTCCTAAGTCAATCATAATTATTCTACAATTTCAATAAATCTTTGTTGTTTGTTCTCAATATAAGGGTTCTTCTCCACAACATTCACTTCTACTACTTTATGCCTCTTTTGAAATAGTCTGAGTAACCAACATTTCTTTGGGGGATTTATAGTCTCTTTCTTATAATCCACCATTATATACTTCTCACTGACAAACTTAGGGTCTGTAGTGATTGTACTTGGATATTTAAGCCCAAGCCTCATTTGATACCACTTATCTCCTACAAGTGTATCTATATCTAATGTAGGCTCTTTGAATAGAGTATCTCTAAATACTATTGTATCTTTCTTTGTAGCCTCAGATAAAAGATATTGCATCTGTTTCAAATTACCATCCTTTATCTTTAACTCCTTCCTGACATCATTCATCTTTTGCAAGATAGAGTCATTGTAGTAGTTAAGCTGTTCCACAGTAAACTTAAATACCCTATTCTCATCTTTTAATGAAGAGTTCTCAGCAATAAAAGCTTTCTCATTAGAGACTGATACAGATAATTCTTCTTGTAATCTCTGGTTCTTAGCATATAAAATATAAGAGCCAATAGACAAAGAAACTATCAATGCAGCTATAATAATCTTTATATACTTACTCACCATAATACTCATTTTTATAGAGTGCAAATCTATAAAAAATAATTCACTTATACAATAGCATAAGTGAATTATTTATATGATTTTATTAAGATACTACTCTACCAAGAGCATCTACCCAAACATTATCTCCTTTATAATAAATCATAATGCCATTAGTAGAACCTTCAGACGTTTGTTTATCTGTACAAAAATATGCAAATCCTATTGATATATTTTGTTCATCTATTGGTTTTTCAGCAAATGTTCCTGAATATTTAGTTCCATATTTCACACCATTTGAGTCATAAAATACATTTCTTATTGAAGAATACATTTTTTTATTTTCTCTCAGAGTCATTCTATATCCATCAGGAAAATTTTCCACAGCGGGTAGTAAATTATAATTCCAATCAGTTTTAATAGAAAAATTATTAGTATAATTAGAAAAATTTATACCAATTATAGTGTTAATATTATAATATGCTATAATATTTTTTCCAAAGGTCAATATAGAATTATCGGTTAATTTATTTGATACAATTATGTTATAATATTTTAATCCTACATTACTTAAATATACATTAGTAGATTTAACAATATTATCATTTATATCTGATAATTTCATATCTCTAGATGTATAATTATAACTACTGGAGTTATTATCATAATAGGCTATTTCAGCTGTACAAACTCTATTATTAGATATATTAATCAGGACTTTTAATCTATTATCAAAAAGACTAGATGTAGGAACAGATACTCCACCTATAAAATTATTATTTCCTCCAGCAACAGATATTTTACTATTTAATTTATCAAGTTGAATATTTAAAAAATTAGATTTAAATATATATATTCCAGATTGAACTTCATTAGGAATTAATATATCTAAATATATAGAAAATGAATTTGTATATAATAATTTTTTACTTGATACAATATATCTTTCTTTATCAGAAATTAGATATTCATTTTCTTTTATATCTTCTATTTCAAAATTTGTTATTAATGAATTAAATAATGAAACATTACCTGTACTTTGAACAGGACTTCTATATAAACTATATGTAGTAGAAGTATTTAATTTTATATCTAAGTCTGAATAATAAGGCAATAATTCTCCTGTTGTTATCAGATAAGGAGAATAATATATTCCTTTTGTAATTTCTTTATTTAAATAATTTGATACGGAACAATTTATAAAAACATTATCTTTATTTGAGATAATAAACCCATAGTATTTATGGTCTAAATCTGTGGCATCTTCTCCAGTTTCAAGTTTCTTATATCCATCAGTATTAGACAGACAATTACATAACATATTCTGTGTTCCTGCAATTTCAAATGCAGATTTATAGTTATCTTGACATTCTATGCCTATTAAAGAATTTCTTGCACCAAATATTCTGAATACACCTTTAGTATATTCAGTACTTTCTCTTCCATTAAATATAATTTTTAGATTACTAATTTTATTGTTAGAACCACTTAATATAAAGCCAATAAGTGAATTATCTTCAATATACCCATTACTAATAAAAGAATCTGTCATACTAGATATTATACCAGAATTATTAGCAATTAAATGTATATTGTTTATATATACAGCGTAAACAGTATTTATTTTTATACCAATATTAAAATTTGATAAGGCGCAATCTTCTATATAAACATACTTATAAGCATAAAATTCTTTATATTGAGGGAAAATTATATCTGCTTCTTTAGGGAGGCTGTTATCATTTTCTATATATATACCTGTATTTAATTTATCTTTTCCATATAATCCAATATTTCTTATGGTGTTTCTACAACAATCCCCTGCTATATAAACTAAGTATTCTCCTTCTCCATTATGGGTTATAATGGCTTTTCCCAATGTAGTACCAATTAAAGAAACTCTAGTTTTTAGATTTATTTGAGATGATAAATAATTTCTATTATTTAGAATAACCTCTCCACCACCAGATGAATATAATAAATTTATAGTTTTATTAATACTATCTTTATCATCAGTAATACCATCCCCTTTAGCACCAAACCATTCAGGATAAGCTCTTTTAACTATCCATGTACCTAATATATTTAAATTATCTGAGAATATAGTATATATAGAAGCCATAACATCTGTACTATTTCCTCTTAAATTACCATTCTTTAAACTTCCTCCTTCAAATCTTAGGATACACCCTTCAGGAATAGTAACTTCTTGACCTTGTAAGTCATAATCATATCTTATTTCATATACTGTATTAGCTGCCAAAATCATACTTTGTGCTAATACATTTGTACCATTAAGTATATTTTGTCTTAATATCTTATACCCCTTACCACTAAAGGAAGCTGGATTATAAGCTCTATCTGCTAATTGTAGTCTAGACTGATTATCTCTAGTTATATCCTCAGTATTAACAGGAGAGTTAGTCAGAAGATAATCTTTAGCTTCCTGACTCAAAGCATCTAGACCTATAGTACCGGGATTAAATTGAGCAGAGTTATATGGTGCCCAATATTTATCATCTACCCATTCAGTATCAGAAATATCACTAGAATTATAATATTCAACAATTACACTTCCTAAATCAGTAACATATTGAACCCATAGTCCTTTTCTTCTATATCTTTCATCTACTTGCAGTCTAGTAGCAGCTTTACTACCTCTATATGGTAAATATAAAAAGTTAGTACTTACAAGTATTTCCTCTAAAGACTTGCCAGTCTTTTTATCCTTTACAGTTTCAGTATAAGAGTATGGGTACACATTATTGTACCCACCTCCATTATTTTTTCTTACTAATTGTTTATTCTCTGACATAATATTATATTTTTTATGTTAGCTTACCACTCTTCCTAAGGCATCCACCCATGTATTATCTCCAGCATAATATATCATTATACCATTTCTTGAACCTTCTGTGGTTTGTTTATCTGTACAGAAATAGGAAAAACCTGTAGATGGATTAGAAGGTTTTTGAGAAAAAGCCCCTTGAGATTTAAAATCTAGATTATTTCCATTAGCATCAATCCATTTTTCCCCGTCCCAAATTGCTAATTTATTAGTAATAATATCATGTATTATTCTACCAGCGTCTTTATGTGTTAAATCCTCTATAAAAGATAGAGATTTGACTGATGCTGTTGCATTTACTAAGGATTCCCATTGTTTACCTTTAGGTTTATGTAATATATATATTCCTTTACCACCTTCTAAATCTAAAACTTTACTACCTGTTAATGAAATATCAGATATTAGTAATAAATTTCCTATATCATTTGCACTTCCATTTAGATTATATAATATTCCTCTAGCTGAACCATTATCATTCTTTAATATATAAGTATTATTTCCATATATAGTATTAAGTTTTTCTATAGATTCAGCATCAATTCCTATTAATTCGGCTATAACTTGTCTTATATATTGAATTACCATATTATATTGAATTTATTGTAAAAGATTTATTATCTAAATAATCTATATTTATAGTTTTTCCTAACAAAGATATTGTGTCAGTATGGTCACCATTTTTACTAAATTGTAATGTACAGCTAACTTCATTAGTATCTTCATCAAACTCCACATTAGCAATTAAATTAAATATAAAAAGACCTTCATAAATAGTATATAATAATGGAAAATCTTTTATTAAAGTAGTAAATTTAAAAGCATTATCATCATAATATTTATACATTATAAAATCAATATCTATTGGTTTTACTATATTCATATTTGTTAATGATGAATTACTTAATGTACCTTTTATATTAATTCTATAAGGTTGAATACTATTACTATTATTATTCTGAATTTTAAATTTAAAAAGAATATTTTTATAACCTTCTGAATATTTAAAATCAGTTACTATCTTAGGAATAATTTTAATATTATTTTTATTATATTCAATTACTGAATCTAACAATAAAATCTTTATATTATTAGCAATAGTACATATTTTATCAGGAATAGGTAAAAAATTAGTTATTTTAGCAGCTGATAAAAAGAATGTACAATCATTTATCCAATTATATAAACAAGTTTCATTTATATCTTCAAATAATTTAATAGATATTTTATTATTCCATATAGGAAGAGGTCCAAGTCCATTCATAAAGTTAAATGAACAATGTTCAATCCAAGGATAAAAATTAGTTCCATCTTTATTAAATTTATGTCTTATTATTGGAAATTCACTTGTAAGTCCAGAAAATACAAAATTAAATTCAGAATTATGTAGATAACAATTAGAAGCTAATGTTAATATTCCTTTATTACCTTCATAAGTACCAAGAAATTTAGAATTTTGAACACTTTCACTCATATAAATAGCATATTCATTATCTCCAATAGTACTATCTTCTAAAGCAAAATTCATACATCCCATATATGCTGATTGAGCATTAAAACTATTAATACCATTTAATACCATATTATATGATATTTTATTAAACTTAACTATAGAACATTCTCCACTAAAAGTATTCATTCCTGTACTATGTTCATCCCATACATTATCATCTTCAACAAATGTACTAGGATTATTAATAAATACTCCTTTTTTAGAAGTAAATACTACAGGCGTATTAGCATAAATAGAAGTATTATGTATTGTAGATTCTTCTGAACCTTGCCAATATAAACCGATAGTTCCTAAATACCATTCTTCTCCTATCCTATCACTTACATTACATCTATTAGCTTTAGGCATAGACCTCAGTACAATTCTTACATTGTATAATGAATTGTGAAGTGGTTCTTTACTAACAGTGTTAGCTTTAGTAGGCTGACTTAAAATACCAATAGTAGATGAGTTAGATGCTTCAAATTCATTTGTTATGTAAATACCTGAAAATCTACAAGTATTAGACCCTGATAAATCAAAAACAGCAGCACCAGTATTAGCAAGAAGTTTAGTTCTATCTCCCATTCCAACAAATTCAATATATCTAGTAGCTGTAACATCTATTGGAGTATCTAATCTATAAGATTTATTTAAAAATTTAACTTTACCTCCAGAATTACTTTTTAAATAATTTACAACCTTTTGTATAGGAATAGAACAATCAACATTTTCATTACATTCTCCAAACCAATCTACTATTAGTTCATCATTGTATAAAGTTCCTTTTATGTTAATATTTAAACAATTTTCCTGTGCTGATGAAATAATAGTGTTATTGAATACAATACTACCATTAGATATAGAGCCTCCTTGAAACTGTAAAATACATCCTTCTGGTATTGTAATGGTCTCCCCATTTAAATCATAATCATATTGGATATAATAGATGGTATTAGACTTAGAAATCATTTCCTGCAATAGGACATTCTTTTCCTCCATTATATTCTTTCTAAGAATAACTCTACCAAGACCTGAGAAATCTTCAGGGTCATATACTTTATCTTTGAATTTAAGTCTGACATTACCTTGTTCATCCTTATCTGTTTTAGTTAAATCTTCTTCGTCAGGAAGGATTGAATTAATGTAGATAGATTCAAATAAATTAACCCACAAGGTTGTATTATTCCATTGTAGAGTGTTATATCCTTTAAACTGATAAATAACCCAGTTACCCTCTTTATTTATAAATGTAATAACTTGACCTTTCTTTCTTGAAAGAAAAGGTATCAAATCTATAGCTTCTTTAAGGTTTATATAAGATTGATTATACTTATCAGTTACATTCACAAAATCAGATACCCCTAATAAGAACAGTTGCTCTACTATATCTTTAACATGTGCTTTTACATTCTTACCATTTTGCACAAAAGCTATTTCCTCCTCTCCATCAAGAGGAGTAATAGCTTCATCAAATTGAGTATCCTTTATAGACTTTCTTTTAAGATAGTCTTCTATTTTTCTATAATCTTCTTGTGTAAAAAACATAGTATTAACCTTCAGATTTTGTTACTGTTATATCTATTGTTGATTTATCACTGAGAGTAGCTGTACCTCCAGTTACATTACCCTCTGCATCTATAGTTAATTTAATAGCTGTTAAAGACTTTCCATCTGCACCAGCAGGACCTGTAGCACCTTGTGCTCCATCTTGTCCTGCTGGACCCTGAGTACCAGTATCTCCCTTAGGTCCTTGTGGTCCAATTGGTCCTTGCTCACCAGCATCTCCTTTTTCTCCTTTTGGTCCTTGTACTCCAGATGAAGCATCTATCCAACCATTTAATCCATAGAATTTAAGTTTGAATGTACCATCTTCTAATGGTAAAAGCCATCCAACTTCTTTTGAGTTAGGGGCTACTTCTGATATAATTATCTTACTTATAATCATAGTTATTTAGTATTAGTTGTAGTTTTCTTATTAAGTGCTTTTCTCTTTAGAACCACATCATCTTCATGCTTCTTCTTATCAAGGCTTAATTTCTCTCTATCAAGTTTGAGTCTTTCATCAAACTCTCTTATCTGCTCCATTAGCTTGTCCTTAGCCTCTTGTGAGTATTCAGGTTCTATTATGCCATCATCTTCACTATTCTTGCTATAAGCCTGCATCTGTGCAATAAGAATTTTTGTCTCATTATCTCTTTGGTTAAGAGCATCCTCCTGTTGCATCTTAGCCTGTTCCATTTGAGCCTTCTGTTCTATCTCCTGTTGCTGTACTTGCAACTGCTGTTGCTGTGCTTGAGCCTGTCTTTCTTGAATACTTCTTTCATCCTTTTCAACAAGTCTCTGCTTTTCAGCAAGTGAAGATGAACTGAATAACTTCATAATAGTTGAGAATGATAGAGTCTGGTTCTGCAATGCTGCCTGAGCTAAAGTATCAAGTTTTGAGTTTAATTCCTGAATACCATTACTATTATCCACTACAAGACCATAATCAGCTTCTGCAAATTCATCACCATCTATCTCCATAACTCTCATTGAATTATCAGACAAGATGTATTGGAATTTCTTGCTTCTGCCTCTCAATGCTATCTTAGCTGTTTCAAGCAAACACTCTAATGCCCTCTTCTTGACATCCTCATGTACTACAAATAACCATTCTGTAATGTGAGAAGATTGCATCATGCTTCTCTCTACTCCACCTACTGTCTCTCTATTACTTACCTGACCTTCTCTTTGCTTGGTAATACCAGCAACTTCTGCCATCTCCATCTTGATAAACTCAAGGAGATTAATGTATTGCTGTATCTGATTACCATCAGAAGCTGTAATTACACCAGTAGAGGCATTGTTTAATGCACCTGCAAGTTTACCTGTAGCTGCACCTACATTACCTTCATTAAAGCTATCTTCTACTGCAAGACCCATAGTCTTTGCATAGTATAACCACTTCTCTACATCCCACCCTTTAGGTTTCTTAGCAAAGTCAAGTCTAACCAATGAACCCCAGTTCCTTGCTATCAGCTTGTTTAACCTATCATGTATTGCATCATACAAATAGTTATATGGCTTCATCATATCCACCAAGCTGAATGGTCTGTTGTCATTAAGGTTATAGATAGAGCCAACAATTCCAAAATGACATCTTGAAGGATTACTTAATCTGTTATATTGAACTACTCTTGGTCTCATATTGACATAAATGTCTGTACCAATCTTGGTTCCTTCCCATGCTTCATTGATGTAGAATATCTGCTCTTCTTCTCCAGCATCCTTATCTATTACATAAGTCTCTGGGTAGAAGTTAAATACTTCTTCACCTGTTTGAGGGTCATAACTTCTTACCTTCTTAATCTTTCTTCTTGACTTCCAATATACTCTAAGTACTCTCAAGTTTCCTGCAACATCATAAGGAAGAAGTGAGTTATTAACTCCATCATATCCTCCTAATGGGTCCCAAAAGAATCCCTCTGTACTTATTTCATCCCCTATCATATGATTATTGACAAAGCCATATCTCTCATCAATGTTGTCCATAGAGTCTGTAGCAGCTTGACCTACATGGTCAGGCATCTTCTCTATATACTCCATGTCTTTCTTTGTCAATACATCATAGTAAGTATCAATAACCTTGCCTGGACTCCAATAATCTTCGAGGATTATCATATCTGCATCCTCAATCTTATTGCTATATCCTGACTTAAAGATTCTTACTTTGAGTGGATTTAGTCTTTCAATAGTAGGCTCACCTCCTACAATATCACATTGATAAATCTCTTCACCAACTGCCATTGCATCCATGAATCCCTGATTGAACATTAAAGGAATATTCAACTCCTTTACATAGTGGTTAAGAAGAGCATTAGCCCTAATTTCCCTCATGTCCTGCCACTCATAGGTGTAGTAATCATTTATCTTTTCAAGCTCTTGGTTAGCCTCCTCTTCTGATTGAGAAGTATTAGATACCCATTCCTGTAGCTTCTGTAGTAATTCTTGCTTCTTGTTATTCTCTATCTCTGTAATAGCATTAGGGTTAGTAACTACTACTTTGAAGTCAAAAACTCTCTTACTTTCCTCACCTCTAAGCACATTCAACTTACTATTCATAATAGGATAGTGTTGAATCCTATCAGGTATGAAACCTGCCTGTAGCTTTTCAGGATTCAGTATCATCTCAAGGTCACTCATGTGTAGTTTACCATTGAGCAAGTCATAGTTAATTTTCTTATGTATTACAGATTTTCTAACTAAGCTATAATTGAAGAATGTTTTAGAATCAGCCCAGTCCAAGTGAGCAGCCCTCCATTTTCTATTTTTCTTTGAAAAGGGTAACTGCTGTGGTGGTAAATTTATCATTTCATATCCCATTATACTTCAATTTAATTACTGTGCAAAGGTAAGTAAAATCCTTGACCTATGCAAGTATATAAGTAATTTATTAACCATCAGTCTCCATTTTTACTAAATTTACTGCCTAAACTTAAAGTCATAGTTTCTCTTAAAGAATGGGTCATTGCCATCATAGCTATTATTAGCTCTCTCTTGCTTTTCCTTACTAACATCTCCTTGGTATCTTATCATTCTATCTTCCCTTAGAAGCATCAGCATACCCATAGCAGATATTCTATCGAAGTTACCTTCAGAGTTATAATTAATAAGCTCTTTCAGCAGTGCTCTGTTCCTTACAGTAAATAGTCTTGGAACCATTACCTCTTTCTCTTCTCCATCAATAGTCTGCATAATAGGGACTGGAGCTAATAGCCAGCTTCTCAATCTACTCCTTGCATAAGCATTAATGGCAGGAGAAGCATTAGTACCTTTTGACTTGTTACCATATCCATCCTTCATCATCTGCTTTTCCTTTAAGAAATCAAGAACATCTGTAAGGAGATAGAGGCTATTTCTTGTCGAGAAGTGAGAGAATAGACCTTTTTTATTGTACTCATAGTTTAGCCTGCCATTGTAGAATAGACAAAGCTTTCTACAAATCTCATAGTAATCATCAGCAAAAGGAGGTCTTCCAGTGTATTCAGCTACTATCCTATCTGTCCATAAGTCCAATACAAATATGGAACCTAAAGACATAGTATTTGACTCATCATCATCATAAGGGTCAGCACCTAATATATACCTGTCATTATATGGCTTACCTGTATTTCTATCAATTTCAGGTAATTGATATATTTCAATAGCACCTTCTATCTTATTATCCTTATGTGGAAAATCCCTAATAGGTGTAGCAGAGGTAGGCTTATACTCTACCTGACCATCTTTACTAAATACCAAATCACCTACATACACATCATCATACTCTGTAGGATTAGCATCCAATTGACCTATTCTTTCAGTCAAGTCAGCTACAGGGAACATATTTACACCTGTCTTAACAATAGCTTCAGCAGGAGTAATAGGAACCTCAGCAATAGTCTTAATAATGGTGTTAGGGTCAGTAGAATTATACTTTACCCTATATCTATTCATAAGAATTTCAATTAGAGCCTTAATTACATCAGATACACCATTCTCATTATAACATCCCTTTCTATTTACATAGCCAGGAAAGAAGAATACAAAGTAAGGTTTACCTTGGTTGTACTTATCAAATACATTAGGTAAAGCATACATATTATAACCTTTAGGGTTATACATAATTTCCTGAGCACCAGCAAAGTCTGATTCATTATCACCAGCAGTACCTAACATATAGATTTGTCCAAAGACAATATCACCTTCCTGTACTGAAGGTAAAAGCACATTATACAAATCAACTAATCTTGGGAATGTACCAAACTCTTCAATAAGAATCTTAGCAGCTCTCTTACCTCTCAACTTAGACTCATCATCCTTAGATGATACTCCAAGTACTGTATTCTGAGTACCTCTTTCAATATCCAACTCTACATCCTTATACCCCATTATCCATGTCATTTCCTGCAAAGAGTTCTTTAATCTCTTTCTTGGAAACTGGGTATTGGTTGCACAGAAGTTAGCCATATCTACAAACTTATTAAGGACACCATCCTTAGTAAGATACTCCTTCTGATAGGCAGTTACTATACCCTTTACCTTTTCATGTGCTTCCTCATTCTCACCTACCACAAAGATATGGTTAAGTATAGATGCAAGACTATATGACTTACCTTTACCTCTGGAAGCAAGTTCAGCCATGTGCTGACCTCCCTCAAAGTTATTGTATAAACCACCATTTGATGCTTGGTCTAAGCAATGGAATCTCCAATAGATACCTTCCCAACATTCAGGTAGTGCCTCTACTCTATCAGCTCTCTTGGACTTTCTCTTCTTACCATTCTTATCCTTATACTCTCTAATCTTAGAGAGCATCATAGGAGAATAGTTAAGGAACCAATACATATATCCTGTGACCCATTCTCCATCACTTTCCCTTACATAACCATCCCAGATTCTTCTTCTTTCCTCTCTTACCCACTTACCATATTCACTATTAGGATTGGCATTAGGTCTAAGGTTAGTAAATGTACCATACTTCTCATAATGTATGGCAGATGGTCTGAAGTAATCCATATCCTCTAATATATGAGGATTAGCCAAGTCTACAATGATTCTACCCCTATCATCCCTTGGTCTATCCTTAGCATATTCTCTTGTAGGGCTTATCAATCTCTTGACAAACTCTACATTATTTATAATATCAAATAACTGGTCCTGAACTTCCTGAGGAAGGCTATTAACCAATTCCTCAGTCAGCTCAGTTTGATATTTATTCATTGGTATTTTCTGAAACTCCATTATATTCTCCCTTTATAACTGCTTCATAAAAATCAGAGCCTATCCAATCGAATATTAGTGTACTCAACATGATATTCATCTCTCTTAACATATTCTCTTCCTGACCATCAGGAACCTTAGCAGTATGCTGTACTGTTATTACTTTATAAGATTTACCTCTCTTAGTGAACCAAAGAGTGTACTTGTAAATCTTATAAACCTTGAATGAGGAATGAGGCATAATTTCTTTCTGTAATACCATGTGCCCAACATTCTCAATTCCCCTCTCACTTCTCCTTGTCTCAATATGCTTATTAAGACCTTCTATAATATCTTCTGCTTTCATAGTTATAGTGCCAAGTCATCTTCAAATATAGTCTTTTCTCCCTGTCCCCTCATCTTACCTGAACTCCTCATTTCAGAGTTAAGTGCTTTCTCAGCCTCATCCAAATCTCTAATGAGAGGTGTAATCTGTTTCACAATGGCTGTAATCTCCTTAAACTCCTTAACCTCAAGACTGTCAAAGTCCAGCTCTCTTAGTTTTGCTCTAAACTTATTAACCATAAACCTCGTGTCTTCAAGGAGTAATGCAGAGATTGGCTTAAATGATTTATAAAATTCCATTGCTTCTGTTACTATCCTGTCTGGCTCCCATTTAGGAGGTAATCCTTCTCCCTCTTTAATGGCTTCCATCCTCTCCTTATCATCTACAAGGTATTGATAGTCACTTCTTGGGTCACAAAAGAAGTATATGAAGCCAAGTTCCATGATAGCCTTATCTTTATTAACAGTCTTGTCTCTTTGCCATATCTGTCTAAATGGTTTAAGAGCAAAGGCTTCCTCAGATATTACTATTTTGTAACCCTCATATTTGAATAATTTTATCATAACTCTTTTTTTTTTTAAAAAAAAAAGCAGTAGTTTTCACTACTGCTTTTCTATATATGAAGCCAACTTTAGTATGACTTCTTTGCTATCTCCCAGTAAGCCAAGAGCTGAATTACATCTTGAGCATAATACTCCTCTAACCTTTCCTGTAATATGGTTATGGTCTATACATAGGTTCTTTGTACTTCCACATACTTCACAAGCTTTTGATAAAGCTTCATATTCTTCTTCAGTTAAATTATAATTATACTTAATCTGTGAGAGTCTAATTTTAGACTTATTTCTTTCAGCCCATTCTTTAGAGTAGTTTGGATGTTCTCTTCTCCACTTGTCTCTATAAGATTTGACTTTTGTTTTATTCTTATCTCTCCACTCTTTATGGATACTTTTTAATGTATCCTTATTCACATTATTGTAATTTCTACTGTAAGCATTTTTACAATCTTTGCACTTAGAATCAGAATACTTATGGATGTTGCCATTCTTATCTTTATAACTTCTAATGTAGAAGTTATCTATAGGCAAAGTTCTATTACAGCAAGAACAAGTCTTAAACAATAAGCTTTTTGTCTGGCACATATACTTGTGGCTGAGTATCTGGAATCTCTTCCCACTCTTCAATAATGAAGTCAATATCCCTATCCTGTAGCAATAGACACTGCTTTCCATCCATCTCAACAACATCAAAATTGTAAGTAGTAACAGGATTGTCAGTTACAATTCCATCTTTAAGAGTGCCTGCTTGATGTTTTCTTACTGCAAACCTTGTAGGGTTTACACACACTATATCACCTACCTTTATATCTCTTACTGAACTACCTACTGCAAGTACAGTTTGATATTCTTTTAATCCACCCTGCTGCTTAGTAGTATCAATTAGACCGCCTCTTGTAGTTACATCATGTTCATACTTATCCATTGTAGTGATAAGTGCAGTGAACATTGGCTTTATTTTCTTAACCTTCAACATACTCAATAACTTTTATACCATATTCTATAGCACAAGAGTGCTCAATCTTACAACCTCTATATTTGTCCCAGTCTTTAGCAAAATATGCAGCATCTGCTACAGATAATAGCTCAATTGATTTACCCAAGAACCACAGAGGTCTTGCATCTACTGGTGCATCTTTGAAGAAGCTATCAATCACTTCTACATCATCATTGAGTACTGCCTTAGCCTCTTCCACAGCTTTGGCTCTTTCAGCTTCTATTTCTTCATTTGTTTTGCCCTTCATGGGCTGACTAATAAACAATTTCTTCATTTCTTCTCCCTTACTTGTTTTATAAACTTAAATCTTTTCTTTACACCTAACATTCTATCATAGGTACAAGTTAATTTTCCTAGTGATGGAATATTAAAATTAGTCCTTAATTTAGCAAAGTCCTCCTCATTAATATTATCCTTTAATGGCAAGGACTGTATAGATTGGTTAATAAATAACCAAAATGCTTTATATGTCTTGTCTACCACTCCTTTAGGTAAATTCAATTCTTCAGAAACCTTGCCAATTATATCAGGATAATTCATTTCAATTCAAAAAGTAACAATAGTTGGAAAGTGCCAGTCTCTTCATCAATGTTGGGAATAAACCTTGGATTAATCTTACCATCAATGATAACTTTATTCTTCCTTAGCTTGCCCATAATTACTTGAAAGTGTGGGAGAGTGATATTACACTCTTCCCTTACTTTCTTCTTTGTATCTTCACTCATTGTAACCTTATCAAGTATCTCATTGTCCTTGATAACTTTACTGAGTTCATATCTTTGCTTGACAAAGGATGTAATTACATCAATCTCTCTATCAGTTAGCTTATGAAAAGGCTCTAAAAACTTGAACCAATACCTGAAGAAGCTCCCATCCAAAGAACATGGTATTCTAACTATATTATTAGGCTTCTTCATAACATACCTACTTATTCTTCAGTTTCAATATCTGGAGTTTCCTCTTCCTTATTATCTTCCTCAATCTCTTCAGGAACTGTCATAAGCTCCTCAATCTCAGCAATACACTTCTCAAGGAAGTCTTGCTTAAACATATGTCCATTCTCTACTACCTTAAACAAGTAGTCAAGTCTCTTGAACATGTTACCCATATTAGCAGCTTGCAGCTTCATATATAACTGCTTAGCCTGCTCACTAAGCTGATGAGCTATGTTCTCTAACTGCTCATAAGACATCTTTTCAGGTCTCTCTGTTTCCTTTGTTGTTGGTTGCATCTCTACAACCTTTCCCTTCTGCTCTTCCATTTTAATTTATAATTAAGTTGTTAATACTCTTCAAGGAATTTATGTCCATATCTATTCTTGTATAGAGTCTCCCACTCTTCTATTGAACATTCTCCTATATCAGTGGAGCCACACTCATCACAGTAATCTGAATCCTCCATTCTCGGAATGTTCCTAATATTCAATGATAGACAATGCTTGCAGTATAATACTGGCACTTCATTGTAATCATTAGGCTGATTTTCTGTGTTTAAGTTGCTCATAAATCATCTTCTTTCTTTCATTAATAGTCCTACTGTGATGTCCCTTTCTCTTACAAGTATTAGCCTTGTTATTGAAAGGTCTCTTAGGGAAGATAATACCATCAAGAGATACATGACCTCTTCTGATTGCTCTCCTTACAGACTTGAACTTGCTTACTGCTTCATAAGTTCTTAGGTGAAGAATACCTTTTTCATAGAAATCTCCCACAATATCTACTCTATTCTTCTCCATATAATCCTTGAACTCCTCTTCACTCATCAAGGGTCTTTCTATTGTCTTCTGCTCTTCCATTTCCATAATGTTTTTATCTAAAGTAGATTAATACAAACTGACCATTTTCTTTAAGTAGAGAAACTATATCCTCTCTCTTAATTCCTTCCTCATTGGCTGACCTTACAATACCTCTGATTGTAGTATCAGTTAATGCAGTCATAACTTGATGAACCTCTGAACCATTGGTCTTTTTGGTCCTTGTCATCTTTGCCTTTTCTATCTCTTCCATATTATCTAAATTAGTTGCGGAGGGTGGACTCGAACCACCAACACAGTATTACTGCTTCTTGAGCTTATGAGGCTCACATGTTTCCATTACACTACCCCACGATGTATATTGAGTGGAATAACAGACTCGAACTGTCCACTTCTGCTTGGAAGGCAGATATGTTACCACTAACACCAATTCCACATCTCTTGAGTAGATAATCAGATTTGAACTGACCCCTTGACATTGGCAATGTCATATGCTAACCACTAACACCATACCTACATTTGAGCCTCTGAAAGGACTTGAACCCTCAACCATCTGAGTACAAAACAGGTGCTCTACCATTGAGCTACAGAGGCAATTGGTACTCCCACTGGGAGTTGAACCCAGACAACCATTGCTGATTGACAGATTTTAAGTCTGTTGTGTCTACCATTCCACCATGAGAGCATCTCTTGTCAATAAGGTCTTATATCACATAAGTGGAATAAGTAGTCATACTTATTGATATTCTGAATAAAGGTCTCACATTCAGATGCTATACCTTTATAAACAGTCTCTTGAGGAATCTTATCATAAAATGCAATAGTAGCAGACTTGACTTCACTTATAAAGTCAAAAGCATTCAGTGCATCACTTGGAGTTCCCTTAATAGCATTAGGTTGCATTTTACCAAGTATTCCCATATATCCTTCTGCAAGACCATCCTGATAGTCTGACAATATATCAAGGAACTCATCAAGATATACATGGATATTCTTCTTAGGTGCTGCCCAATGCAAATTCTTACACTTAGTTTTCCAACCTTCAAGTTGATTTAAGAAGTTAATAAAGAACTGAGAACCAGATACTTCTGTACTTCTGCTTGATTCCATTGGAGTAAATAGGTTATCATCTTCAAACATATTCTCTTATTTTGATGTTGCAAAGTTAAGCAAAATAATTGGAACTACCAAATATTTTCCTAACTATTTTCAAATTATCTATCATTTTTTTTTTGAGTTACAGTAATTATGTGCCTGCATATGACAATTAGCACATAGGATTTGTAAATTATCTAATGTGTTATTGTAGTGATTAAAGTCTTTATGGTGCAATTCTAATGGGATTGGCTTCTCCATCCACTCAGATAATCCACAACATTCACACTTAGCCTCTTTTAGTCCATCCTCTATAAGCCTCTTTCTCTTCTTTGCATTAGATATATTAGGGCTATCTATAATATCTAATGCAGACTTCCTGTAAGGACTAATCTTTGAACCTTTAGCTCCCTGATTTCCATTATAATTAATACCAAGTTTCTTATAATAAGAAGTTAAGGTTTGCACCTTACATCCTAATCTTCTTGCTATTTCAGTATTAGGAAGGTTCTCTGATGTCCATCTTATAATTTCATCCCTTCTATTGAGTATATCAATTCTTGCTTTCATGTACCCCCTGCAAGACTCGAACTTGCAATGCTGAAGCAACTGGTTCTAAGCCAGCCGTGTCTACCAAATTCCACCAAGAGGGCATTATAAGTACTCCTGAAGAGATTTGAACTCTTACTCTTTTCAAGCTCTTGCTTTTGAGGCAAGTGTGTCTACCAATTCCACCACACCGGCAGATATCGGCAACAGATAATATACCATACCTCCGCCGTGATGTCAACACCTGTTTGCAAAAAAGTTCTCCGTCCGCGTTTTGTTCCTTTGACTTGCCGGTCTTGCTATGCTATACTATGCTTGTATTGTTATCGAAAAGAGGCGGACTATGCAGATCGGAACGGTAAAAATTGAATCGAAGCTCGCGCTCGCGCCGATGGCGGGCGTAACGGATGCTGCATTCCGCCAGATCTGCTCCGAAAAAGGCGCGGGCTACACCGTCACAGAGCTTGTGAGCGCCAAGGCGCTGTGCTACCACGACACGAAGACCGCGCAGCTGCTTCGTCCGTTTCCGGGCGAAAAGCCGTTTGCCGCGCAGATCTTTGGCAGCGATGTGAACTGCATGGCCGAGGCT